TAAACTATGAATCCGATGCGGATATCCGTATCTAGTTCATACTTTACTCCTTCTTGAAGTGAACCTTCAGGAAGCTCTGCAGGTTCAGGTACGTCACCTCCTGCTTGTCCGTCGTGCGCAGCAGCTTCGCGAGGGCAGCGTTGGGGAGGATACGGCGCTTGAACTCCTTGTCAAAGCACCCGTGGCTCTTGACGTAGTCAGCGATGAACTTGGTCACCTCCGTCTGGGAACGCTTGGAACCAGCGGCCACACCCATGAACGCAGCGAGCTCCTCGCTGATCGGGCGCTGGCGCAGGAAGGCGTTGTTCGCACGGCGGGCCTCCCAGGCAGCGCGGGCCTCAGGGGAGAGCGTCGCCGGGTCAACCTTGACCTTGCGCTTAGACTCGCGGGCCTCGCGCTTAACCGCCTTGGCAGTCGCAGCCACATCGGCGAGGAGGGTGCGCGTGGACGCCGTCAGGGACGCCTGGAGCGCCTTGACCTGGCTCTGGAGACCAGCGAGGATCGCATCCACCGAGCGAGTCTCGGGGGCAGCCTCAGGTGCAGCCACAGCTGCGGGGGCGGCAACGGTAGGCACCACGACCTCGGCCTTGGCGGCAGGAGCCTTGCGAGCCTTCTTCTCAACAGCCGGGGCAACCTCGGTCACAACCTTCTTTGCATCAGTGGGGGCGGTCTTCTTCATGTTTGACTTAACGACAGAAGTAGAAGTTGACATTTTAACGCGCGGGTATGATCCTTACCTACCGCCCGCACGTAAACCCCTTTAGTTGCCAATAACCTGATGCCTTGCCGAGGCTATCATAAACGCAATTTCATGAATGCCTCTGTCCTGGATTAGACAGGTCATTGTTGCGCATGAGCTATACCACTGTGAAAACTGAGGCGATTCAATTAGGCTAGTATAACTCCGGCGAATATAGTTCAGCAATCCGGTTCTCCAAGGACGTATTGGTTTCTCTAGTGCCCATGCAGACACTATACGCATGAGTATCTCTAGGTATCTCGCCATTTGCCATCGGTTCATTGCAGCCCATGAATTTGGATGAAATCCTTCATATCCATTCTCCTCCATAATTTGAGAAATAGTATTGAATCGGAATGTCATTCGTTCAACATCTTGAGGCTGTACGTGACCGAGTGGAAGTTTATTCCGAATTCTGTAGACATATATCTTACGAATACGCAGACGTGCTTCTAGGGGGAACGGTTCTCTTGAATAGGGGTTTGTTGGATGCAACTCTCCGCGAAATAATTGCATTATACTTGCAATTGACATCCACCAGAGCTTATCATTTTGCACCCATCCAAAGTACTCAAATGGGTGGACTGAATTCTTATCGTCTAGAGTAACCAGTTCTTCATCGTTAATACATGCTTTACGATTTAGGACACCTGGGCCAGAGTATCGCAATCTTCGTCGTACTAAAAACCCCCGCAGAATGGATTGCAACTTTATCACAGAACTCTCTTTTACAGTTCCTACCCATCGCACAGGATTTCTAGCTTTAGAATGCCTTCCACAGAACTCAGAATTTATAAGTGCATTTGCAGAACACTGTTCGGTACACCCCTTCTTTCTAACAGACGCACATTGTACCATTACTTCTTTAGAACACTAGAAGCTGAAACCCAAAAACGTGGGGAAAAATGGATCTGGTCTAGGCCAGCCAAACCATATCACACCCAAAATGGCAACCGTAGCTCCTATCGTCAACGTCCGCAATATTGATGCATCCAAGGTCTCTTTCTCCGAGCCCCGTAAGAATGCGAAGGGAGGCACGTCTGTTCAGATCCGTTATGACGGTCAGAGTTTCCAACTCCGTATCCCCAAGATGAAGTACCCCGGCGGTGTCTTCGTTCGCGAGGACGACAACACTGGCAAGGTTGACTACAAGCTCATTGGCTCTCTAGCCGGCTGCGATCCGTACAATCAGGAGCGTGCACCCGATGAGGCTGGTGAGTTCGGCAAGCTCTACAACTTTCTCCACGACCTTGAGGAGAAGCTGGTTGCCGCAGCAGTTGCAAACAGCCCCAAGTGGTTCGGCAAGACTCGCTCTGAGGCTGGCGTTCGCGACAGCTTCAAGCAGCTCCTCTCGGTCTCATCTGAGAAGGGTCCTGACGGCAACCGTGTGCCGAATGGCAAGTATCCGCCTAGCTTCGCGGTCAAGATCCCGGTCTATGATGGTCAGGTCAAGATGCAGGTGATTGACTCCAAGGGCAACCCGGTATACATGACGACTGACAACATCGTTGAGGTGTTCCCCAAGCGTGTTGAGGCAAATCTCGTGATCTCGCCCAGTATCTATGTGGTGAATGCCAGCTTCGGCGTCAGCTGGCGCGTGGAGTATGCGCAGGTCTTCCCCACTGAGCGCACCAACGCTCGCTCGGTCTTCATGGACGATGATGCTCCTGCCGAGGAGGAGTCTGAGGCTCCGGCTGGAACTGCGCAGGAGGCGTTCTCACAGCTTGAGGAGCCCGTTGAGGCACCACCGGCACCTGCTGTGCCCGCGAGCCGCCGGAAGCGGGCAGTAGCGTAGACCAGACAGCTGAGCCCTCTGGCGGTGAATACAAAATGCAGTCGTGATCTGCAAACAAAATCTTAGAAATATCGGGATAACGTTTCCCATTTTTCGCTAAGCATTCTGGAGTAACAACCCGCCAATCGCCATTTTTGCAGAGTGTCTGAAAGGACTCCACACTTGTAATTGAATGATCAATACAGTATTCATACACATGAGAAGGAATACGGGTCCAGATAGTCTCATCGGTAGTCGTCCAACCATCTTCTTGCAGAAAGCTCGCAAAAGGACACTCGTAATACCATAGCACGTTAAATGTGTCTGCACCGTGCTCAGCAACTCCAATACGCTCTATATCATCATTGTAAAGCCAGTAAACATCGTGGCTATATGCAGGATCGCGAGTACCCCTTAAAACCTCTCGTCCATCGTAGTTCCACGACTCTGCGTCCGTATCATAATCATGGGGAGCAACGCTACGGTTTACAGAGTATACTACATTCTTGTCAATCTTTGACTGCATTATGAAAAGGTAACCTTGCAAGGTACCTCATGCAAACGCAGACTCTTTGTCGCAGCACGAGAAAGCTCGTGCCTCTTTCGGCGACCAGGTTGCTTTTCGCTAGTATCTGCAGTAGCCGCCTCCATATCCGCATGAACGTCATCGTAATGATTCTCTAGATAGTGGAGGACACCATCTTGAATCGCCCACTCAAAGAAGTTTAACTGACCTACTGTAGTATCCAATCCATTGAAGATTGTCTTCTTCCAGCGACAGAAGGGATCAAACATCTTTTTGCTATACGCCTTGAGATGAGACTTATACGCAAGATACACGTTTACAAACCGATCCTCGTGCTTGTATGCGACATCGTTCTTCTTCGCATAGTTAGTGACCAACCAGTCAAGCAAGCGGAGCGAGATCTGCGAATCACCTGACAGAATACCACGAACCTTCTCAAGATTAGCATTGTTTGCATAAAACTTTTCCAATCTGTGGAGAACCCATTGCTCCTTTGTACGAATGACCTCCATTTACACTTTCAGGTGGTCAGCCGGAAAATGGGTTTTCTTTTAGCAGACATGTAAGGGTAATGATCCCATTTCTAAAGTATCTTAAAGCTGCAAGCTGGCGAGGGACCCATGTACGAAAGCAGATGAAACACTATGCTCACAGTGTACGCCTTGGAGGAGGATCCTACAATAAGACATACTCCGAACTTGCACAGGCATGGAACTCTGAGCACGGAAAGTACTGGTTGCGTGACCGCAAAATCTGCCGTGTTCTGCGACTCTACGGACAAAACGATCAGAGGACCGACGCGTGGCATACCACTCGTTCTCAAATGGTTACTGCTTCGGAAGTGTGTTCTATTATCGATGGAACGCCTTCTCAACGTCAGGAGGTTCTCATGCGGAAACTTACACCTCGAAATGATAGCGGTCGGGCACAGCACATGCGGAACCCTCTGGTTTGGGGAACAATCTTTGAACCCATTGCAAAGCGAGTGTATGAGCGGGATACTGCATGTAAGATTCTAGATGTATCATGTGTTCGCCATAAAAATGTTGAGTTTCTCGGAGCATCTCCCGATGGTATCATCGTGTGTCCAGACGATCGAGAGCGACACTACTGTCTTGTAGAATTCAAGTGTCCTATTTCTCGCGAGATAGGAGGTGATATTCCAAAGGCATACTATCATCAGATGCAACTTCAGATGGAATGTGTGGGGGTAGACGAGTGTGAATATGCGGAGTTTCAGTTCAAGCTGGTCTACTATTCGGAGTGGATGGATTTCAAAGGAGAAAAGGGTATCTTCGCTCAGTACGATGATGGACGGATCATAGAGTGGACATCTCCAAGCGGTGTTATTGAGGATGGTTCTCTTGCATATTGGATCATGAAGGGAGTCCATCGTGATCTAGTTACAAAGGAGGAGGGGTGGCTTGCAAAACATCTACCCGCAATTGATATCTTCTGGAAGGAGGTTCTGCACCATCGTGCTGCAAATACAGTTCCCGAGAAGCCCGGGATTCTAAAGTTTGAACTTTAGACAACTACACCCTGCCATTGATTGACTCGGTCTTTTCCAGGTGCGCCAAGCATGGGTGGAAACTGAGTTGGGCTTGGAGAAAAGTTGTTAGTCTCCTGCCGATACGAAGAGTCCTCAAGAGATTTAGTGCGCGTGTCATTTGCCTTATCAACCTGGGGGATAAACCCTTCACGACCAGTCCAGAGCATTCCGAGGACTACCATAACTGCAATACCAAGCCATACGTAGACAGGAATCTTCATTGTAAAAACGGAAGGAAAGAATCGCATACAGCTACAAGTATAATGGAGGAGAAGGCACTTGAGACTCTTCGCGCAATCCTTGGACGTCGTGGTCTGCAGACCACTACAGTTGACACTGGAGACCATACATATACCATCGGAGACCGTGTCATCATCTTTGTTCCCGGGAATAACCCTACGAAGACTGCTCTTGACAAGTTGTTGGATGAGCATTCCAAGAATGTTATTATCGTGACAACACTACCTCCATCAGAATCAGTTCGGGCTCATATGCGAAACTATGCAGCCGATGGTGTCCAGCTCTTTAATATGATGCAACTCCAGTTTGACATCATGACCCACAAGAAGTACGGATTCAACTGTCGGATTCTGCCGCCAGACCAAAAGGGTACCCTTATGCAGACCATGCGTATCTCTAATTATCGTCAACTTCCTCGTATTGGATACGATGACCCGTATTCTCTATGGGTTGGTGGAAAACCGGATGATGTCTTGGAGTTTGATATCCCATCTGATTCTGCAGGGTGGTCCAAGAAGTACCGATATGTCGTAACAAATGTTGAAGAGGTATAATGGATGATCCAGGGACGTTTCAGAAGACCCTACAGGACTATCGGAATGCATATATAGCAGTGAATATGGTCCGAGCAGATCCAAATACAATTGCAATTCCGCGAAATGCTATTTTGTCTCAACTTGATCGCCTTCAAAAGGTAGTTGATAGTGAGAATGCAGAAATCAAAAACTTTGCCGACAAGTCTCGGCTTGCTCAAACCGACTTTTCTGAAACCGCAGCCGAGGCCCGTGGATTACGCGAGAGGCGAGTGGACTCTGGGGATACTCTGGCTCGGGTAAAGCACGTGAGCGGAGAGACTCCTCCTTCACCCGATTGGTCTCCAATGTACAGACGTATTGGCGTTGTTGGGGGGCTAGTTATAGTAGTGTATTTGGCGAAGATGATAACAAAGGTATAGCTGTTGGAAGCTCAGCGGGGTTTATGAATGTATTTTTTAGAACAAGTGAAACTACAAGTAGAATTCCAATTCCAAGTGCAATAAGATAGGCCATTACAGTCCAGTCACTTCGTGTGTTCTGAAAACTATACTGATCATACATGCTCTTAAGAACTTTTCGTTCTCCATAGGAGGCCTGTAAGTTTTTAATATCCTTCTGAATGTCTACAAGTTCGGCAAGAAGCTTGTCTCGCAGAGAGTCTAGATTTACCTTTGACTCTGTGACAGCTACGAGTTGAACCATGCTTGAAACAGTAGCACTCATTGCCTGGTTCATATTGATAAGAGTCTTGGAGTACTCGGTCATCTTCTCGGGATCCTTCTCAGCTATAGCCTGTTTCAGAGCACTCGCATAATCTGTACGTTGTTTGGAATACGTACTCTGTAACTGCTCCATTATCTTCTCGTGTGCAAACAAATATGCCGACACTTCCCTTCTTTGAACAAGGTGGTCCTGGCGTTGAAACACATCGTCAGGTCGCAGATGCTTCAGATTTTACTCGCTACAAGCGAATGGTTGCACAGGCCGCGTCGTTTATAGGCACCACTCCAAAATTGGGTTGGCGAAGCCCTTCTGTCGCAACGGATGTTCGTCTGATAAGTGGAAAGATTGGACTGTTTCGTGGTAGGTTTCCGAATGCATCGTAGCGAAACTATTCGGCATAATGCATAATGGACGTCTACACCAAGCTAACATCAACTATTAACAATATATTCGCGACTCAGCTTGCGGGTTCTATAAGTTGGCAGGTGGTTCCAGGTGAACTGGTCCGAGTTTCATCCTCGCCAGCGGGGTATACATGGGGGTTAAACGCAACAAACAATGTATACGTCTGCAAAGAACCGTGCACTGGCTCCTGGACGAATACTAATCCCCCAAGTGGTAAAATTCTTGATATCACTACTGATCAAACAAAGGTCTATGCTCTAGTTGATGGAACCGAACGAGTCGTGTATTCAAAGTCTATTGATGGGAGCGGTAGCTGGAGTTCTCCTATTTCTGCTCCGGCTGATTCTAAGACAGTTGTAGCAACATCAAAGGACATCTTCATGGATACTGATAGAGGGGTATTTAAGTGCGGTTCTCCATGTTCTCTTCCATCATGGACGCCTACAGTCATAGAGAGTGCGAAGCTAACAGGAAATCTCGGAACATTCCAGATGAACGGCGATATTGCTGGAAATCTACAAGGAAATCCAAATAAACCTATACTTTCAACATTATTCGTCCCAGGTGCAACTTCTGTAAAACCGACTTCTGCAAGTGCTAGGTTTGCATACGGTGTTGATACTGATAATGTCGGAAAGGTGTACCGTAATGGAGTGTGGCATACAATTCCAGGTCTTGCAGAGTATTCTCTTTCGGCAGTATCTGGAGAGATTGATGACACTGCAATATATGCAACGACTACTGACGGTGTAGTTTTACGTTGCAGTGCACCTTGCTTGGCTCCTGAAAATGTATTTAAGGTTAGTACTCCTGGCTTAGCACCTGATCCCGAACGTATAAAACAAGTTTCTGTAAACCCCCAGAGCAAACAGGTATGGTTACTCTCAAGTGCACTTCACGCTGGTTCTGGGGGCTATGGGATATACAATCATAAGGACGACGCCCCGATGGATATAAACTCTGCAGTTATTCCACTTGACCAGAATCGGAGTAATGTTCTCCTGGATATTGACTCTCAGTATAAACGTGCAGAAGCAAGTACGACAATTGGCGCTGCTCTAGAAAAGACGCAGCGTATGGTTCATGATTCTCGCCCGCGTATGTCTCCCGAGGAAGATCCTAGAATTCTTCGCCGTAAGATTGATTTTATGGATGCTAAGAAATCAGTATTCCTTCTTCAAATAGCATGCGCAACCGTTCTCGTAATTTTGGTATTACTGATACTTCTCCCCCACCCATTCTCTACAATGTTGTCGTTTATTGCAGGGTGCTTTGGAGCAATGGTCGTTGTATCCTTTTCCACCTCATAGCATAATGGCGAATCAGGATTCGCGGCAACAGGAAATACGCATTCAGCAGCTATTCAGTACTATGCAAGCTGCTGAACGTAACAAGGATATTGATCCAATCGCATATAAGAGGGCAAGAATTGCGTACTTTCGCGAGACGCAGGGCGAAAGTTGGATTGCAACGGAAGAAGCTTCGCTTGGAAATGAAGCCGATCAAACCATAGGTATTTGGAAGAACAAGTATATGGCCCTTCAAGGTCTCCGAGATACTCATCAGACAAATCTTGATATTGTTCGTGGTTCCGAAACTAGGCAAAATGTTATGAGCGATGACCTAAAGTATGCAGTTGGAGAATTGAAGCGTTTGATTTCTAAGGATTCCGATACATCTGCGTTGACTGCAAGAGAGGCCTATCTACAAACTATTCAATATGGCCCACCTAGCTGGGGAATATACGTTCTAGACGGGCTTATAGTATTTCTGCTGTTGTATGCAATCTATAAACTTTATACCTTTTTTGGCCCAAGATGGGCTGCAACGGGTGCGCTTATAAACTTTGAAGAGGCCCAAAATGCCCAAAGGGAGTTCGCAGCCTATCTCCGTCAATAACTGTCTCAAGACTAAGTAATGTGGACGAAAGTTGCCGTTTTTATAGTACTGCTTGCATTGCTGTATGCAGTTAGTATGTTGCAAGTTGAGGGGTTTGATAGCAACAAGGGAAAGACAGTAATCTATTCCGATCCCGACGACTACTATGATGACTTCTATGCTTCCTTCTATAATGCATTGTTCCACACGTCCGATAAGTTGAGCTACGAAAGGGCATCCTTCCGTGAATTGCTTCTTGACGGCCAGGATAAGGCAAGTCTAAGCATCCTGGATTTGTGCTGCGGTACGGCACCTCACTCCTGTTGGTTTCACGAGGCTGAGATCAAATACACTGGGCTTGACAAGTCCGAGGGTATGCTTGCAAAAGCCAGGTCTAACTGTCCATCTGCGAAGTTTGTCAAAGGAGACGCTACCCAACCGGCAACATTCCCACCTAAATCTTTTACAGCCGTCCTCCTCCTACAGAGTTCTATCTATGAATTTCAAAACCCTAAGGTTGTCGCAGAGAATACCGCATACTGGTTAGAACCCGGTGGATACTGCGTGGTTCACGTTATGCACCCGAACAAGTTTGACCCAGTTATTGAACTTGCATCGCCATTTGCGGCTTTCTCTCTCCAGAAGTATTCAGATAAGCGGGTTGTTGACAGTGAAGTGTACTTCGACGATTTCAAGTACAAGAGTAGTTTCAAGAAGGAGGAGAAGGATGATGATGCAACCTGGAACGAGACTATAACCTTCTATGATGCAGATAAGCATAAAGGTGTCAAATATCGCGAGCAAAAGCAATCTCTTACCATGCCATCCATAGAGAGAATTACTGACATGTTCAAGACGAGTGGATTTGTTCTTCGGGATACTATAGATCTCGTCAGTTGCGGTAGAGAGTATCAGTATCTACTGTATTTTCAGAAGTAATGGAGATACGAGACCCACGAAGTATACGAGATTTCCAGACAAGTACCTTTTCTGGACATCCACGTGCACACGTTTGCAAGGTATTGCTAAAGGCTATTGAATTAGGGCACGCGGATTACGCATGCTACTGGACTCTTGAACTTCTGTGTTCGGGGTTAGTTCATACAATATGGGGAACACTGTTTCATGGCGCAGCAACGTATGTAAACCGGGGAGCACCCAATGTGTTTACGTATCTTGCAGAATCCTTTGAGAAGTATATGCCATTGGAAGCTGGGTATTCTGTAGAAAACATCGTAACCATCAGAAATCATCCCGATGTTCGCCGTATTCTATGTCAAGCGGCGGCAACTGTTGCGCAGTGCAGAAAGAACAAGTTGGCAGCATTGCCTACAATAAAGCCTGTTCACGATTTCAACTCAGTAACAATCCACGAGAGTATTCGCGCCCCTTCAGTTCTCTTTGGAAAGGAAGTTCTTCGCCAACAGGACCCATACTCTCTAGCAGTTGCAACGAATGAACTGTGTTATTCATTGAAAGCAGATGTTCGGGATTCTGCAAAAGCTCTCTACTGGATTTCTTGGATGATTGCTCTTGCGAGGGAAACCAAAAAGGCAACAAAGGAAGGATTCTTGATTGCATCGCGCCCCAACGAATACGTTGCCGAGATACATTCCCGTGACCTAGTCTGGCTCTTTTGGGAATGTATCTTTCGCCATGCAGCCCAAGCAAAACCGCATATTGACACTCTGTTCAAGATGTATTGTTTACGTTGGAGTCCTACATCTCGTAAGGAGCGTCAATCATTATTGTTAGCTTCAGTAGTATTAGTATGCGATGCCCCTACCCTTGATACGACACCTGTAACAGGATCCACTATGCAGACGGAAGCACTTCTCGCTCAGATTCCTCAGTGGTTAGACGCTATCCAGCGAACACAGCAGACTTTTTCGGGACACTAAGCAAATGAAGCTTGATCTTCGCAAGGTTCAGACGTCTTTGATCGCAGCTCTGGTATTCTACATTGTTAGCAGTCCCATAACCTACAGTCTGACGGAAAAGCTGTTTGGTGGATGGACCCGAATTGCAGACCACACTGGGTCTCCTACCGGTCTTGGTCTCTTCGTTCACACGTTGGTATTCGGTGTTGTAACGTATCTTATGATGGTTGCATACTAAAACGGATTTCCTTAACTGTATAAATAGACCCAGCACACAATGTTCTGCCCATCTATCTCTGCTTCCGCTGTCGCTTCCCTTATCGGACTGAATCCTTACCGACCTCGCCATGAGTCCATGTATGCAATTATGCGTAAGGAGTCCACTCTCAAGGAGCGCATGACACGTCTTGAGAATGAGAATCAACTCGTTCAATATGAAGCAATTCGCCGTAAGCTCGCATGGGCTCCCGAGGTACGACACGTCGTCAATCTGGGGATCAAGGAAGCCCAAACAAACCAGAATATCCCAGCGATCGTGGAGCGTGCGGGCGAGGCTATCAATACCGTTGCAAGGATGCGGTTTCCTACGATCCCCAACGATGTTCGCGAGGCACTGGTTAAGGAGTGCGCATCCGACATTCAGAAGCAGCGTGGTCTCCAGAATGAGGACGCTGTTCTCAACGAGTATGAGAGTACTACTCAAACAATTGTCACACAGCGCAACACATGTATGCGCTATGCCGACTGTGGGACATACAAGCTGTGTGGTCGTATTGACGGATACGTAGAGTCGCTGAACCGTATCGTAGACAGCAAGGAGCGCACTCGCCACTGGCCGACCGTTCCGGTCTACGACGAGATTCAGATGCGGGTCTACATGGAGCTTATGGGCTGCCCCGAAGCCGAGCTGGTTGAGCGGTTTCCCAACGGCAAGACTCGGAATACCGTGTATACCCGTGATGCTGCCATCTGGAAGACGATTCATGACTCACTTGAGAAAGTTGCTGCCGAGATGAAAGAGGCCGCGAGTTCCGACGAGCTTCTGCTGAAGATTATCGAGGCAAATGCGTTTAAGGATGTCTCTCGTCCTATCCCCAATGCGAGTAACGCGTAGTAAACCGGATGATCTTCCAGTACCCACATCAAGTTACCAGACCACGTTTCTCTGGACGGAGAAGGGTATGCTAGATACAAAGCTGGGTATTCTAACAACCTACCAAGTTTTGGATGGAGAGGTAGATATCAAACTTTCTAAGCATACTGGAAGTGTGTCAAAGGTGTACCATTCGGAACCTGCAACGGTTACGTGGTATAGTAAGACGATGTGGCGTGAACAGACTCCTACGTATGATGAGGTTATAAAAATGGATACGCATAGTAGCTGATACTCAACAGCACCAGAATGATGTCCCGTATTGGACAACCGCGTAGAAACTTCAGCCAACAAACACCCCTATACTACAAATGTGGCTCGGCGATGTCGTGACCCTCGCGGTCGGTACCCTAATTGTTTTAGTTTTGATTCATCTTGCAGTTTTTTGGGTGACTCAGAAGCCTGCTCCCCAGGTTGTGTATATGCAGGCACCTCCTCCTGCTTTCGTGCAGCAGGACGTACAACATGTAAATGTTCCCGCAGTGGAACCCCAGGTTCAAGTGTCTCTACCCGAGCTCCCCCGCAGACACGGAGAGTAAGCAATTTCAAACATTCGGAACCCCCGGGTGGCTCTCGTTTGCCCCCGGACCCACAGTGCAATGGATTCCTCGAGACGGTGTTCCCGAAGAAGTCCAACTTGTCATTGATGAACGCATGTGTTGTTCCACTCTATTCAGAGTTGAACGACTCAGTAAGACAGTCTATGTCGTGGGAGACATGCTGTATTTGAATGGGAAGCATGTCTGGAAGACCCATACATTTGCTCAGAGGTCAAAATGGGTTTCTGCTCTTCTTGCAGAGTTTCACACGAAGGAGTTGGGTCAGCTTATTTGCAAAGATGAGATTGTGGATCCGGTAATACGTGGATGGGAATACTACCCGTCAACATCACCTGGGCAGGGCTGGTTCGTGGCTCTTCCTCCTATGGTTCCCACGAAGTGGCACCCAACAGAGTCTCCCGATATCTGGGTCAATTCCGCCGGAAATAAGCTTGAAGTGCGTTCACTTGAGCTTCTGAAGAAACTCCGAAAGCAACCCGTTTTGCAATCAAGGATTATGAACGGAATTGTAGAAATTCTTCCCTAACAACAATGCCGAAGGACACGAAACCTACGGCTCGTCAAGTGACACAGAGGAAAGAACGGAAAGAACGTATTGCAGAGCAAACTCAGGCTCTTTCAGAGAATGACTATGCAACTATGGGCTTCCCGGGTATGCGAGAGCGGGAGGCTATGGATAAAGCGGCAAGTCAAGGGAGACTAATGCGTCCTGCAACTGCAGCAATGAACCGCGTTCTTGCTATGAAGGCCCTGGAATCTGCAAAGGTGCGCGATGTAAAGACCGCTGTAATAGAACAGAAGGCTCTAGATGCGCGAATTGACAAGGATTTGGCTGCACGTATGGAATCTGCAATTCCTACAGGAAGCATTCCGGTTCAAAACCCTGGACGCAACCCCTTCATGACCGGCACTCGCAGACGTAAGAAGGGTGGTCGCAAGGGACGCAAGACTCGCCGTCGCGCGTAAAATGTCGTTGAGACATAAATGCAGTGTGGTGCACGTCGTAAGAAGGGTGGTCTCTCATTGGGTGTTGAGCCTAAGGTTTATGGGTCAAAGCGTAAGTCCCGTCGTGGTGGTGGCTATGGGTTCGGTGGCGTAATGGGGACGAACGGCGCAGAGTGGGCTCCTAATAATACCTCGGATGTCGGAAAGCCTGCCGGTGGTCGTCGCAAGCGGAAGGGTGGTCGTAAGACTCGCCGGAAGACCCGAGGCGGCGGTTCAATTGCAACGGTTGGGTATGGGTTCACTGGCCAGGGTGCTCGGGGTCTCGCAGATCCCCATGCATACAACTCAAATCCCCCGGGTCCTCCCGGGTTTATGGGGAAGTAATTTCAGATTCGTATATAATGGTTAGGCGAACGAGAAGGCTGAAAGGAGGATTAGGTACACCTACTGCTCCTGTCAATCAAACACCACTAACACCGGTGGGTCCAGTAGTTCCAATGTTTCAGAATCCAATACCACAATTGCCAGTAGATCCCCCTGCACCTCCAGCTCTTCCGCCTGCAGCACTTCGTCCTCCGATGCATCCGGGTCCGCGGCAGCGACTAGCACCCGGACCGCTTACACCAAAATTGATAAAACAGGGATCCTATGGATGTCTGTATAAACCATCATTGAAATGCCCAGCAAGTTCGGGAATAGTCCAAGGGGAGAATGAAGTCACCAAGCTCATTAGTTCAACACATGCGGCAGATGAACTTGCTGAAGCAGATAAGCTGAAACCGATAGATCCTGATCAGAAGTATTTTGTATACTCTGGAAAGTCGTGCAGCATTACGGTAAATGCCGCAAATCCGGAGATAAATAAATGCAAAGCAGTTCGTGGAAAGATAAGCGCAAAGCTACTTATTATGCCAGATGGTGGAATAGATCTTGATGACTTTGAGCCCTCTCGTAAACAGTATAGTCCGACACTTACTGGAATGCGAAATCTATTAGAAGGACTTCAAAAGCTCCACGATGGTGGATACGCACATTATGACATCAAACCTGGGAATATCGTTGCTCGTATGGACGGAGACGTTTGTAATATAAGATTCATAGACTTTGGACTGATGCGAGATCATACAATGTATCCGAATGATGACTATAGATATGAATATAATTATCCATGGTACTGTTTTGAGGTCAAGTTTCTATCCACTAAATATGATCCTCATAATTTAGCCACAGACTGGAAAAACTATCGCGTAGGATCTCTTGGTTATCAACCAGAATCGCGCGATAATAGTGCATGGATTGATAGTACAACAAAAACAATTCCTAAGCAATCAATTCAGCAGGCATCTGTTATGGTGTATCAAAACTTTTTGGCTGATAAGAATGGAACAGGTTCTCAAATTCTTATACAGAATGATATATTTGGATTAGGTCGTACGCTTGGGCAAATCTATTACCGATTGACAAGTCAATCTCCCGGTAAACAGTGCACTGAAATATACTTTAAAGGAGCATCTGGTGGAAGATTGAAGTTAAAACCTACTCCTACTCCTGCAGATCTTGGCGTTCTTGAGCTGACACCGAGTGGTCATACGTTTCAATTAAACCTTTCAAACTTTTCTAAGGTATGGTTCACCATGTGTGAGAACATGATGCATCCTGAGCCATCAAAGCGAATGAGTCTCAAGGATGCTATAGAGTACTTTGATGGAATAGTTGCTCCTCTGATTAAGACTTACTTTCCGTAATTTCGTTCCATAGGATAAATGGATACCTTACTGGCAGGTCTCCTCGTGATTGCATCATCCCTCTACCTGATGAGAAAGAATCATGCCAACTTTGTGGTATGGATTCTTCTCGGTACAATCCTTGGCAGGTATCTTTTGCGTCTTTCATGGTCTCTGGCCGCGATTGCTGCCATCGGTCTTGTTGTTCTGATAACATGGCGTTCCTGCTCGTACCATGTTGAGAATTTTGAGGGTAAGGAGAAGGAGTCTCCTAAGGAGCCTTCTGCAAAGGATCCTCATGTGGATCTGGGTACCACGATTATGCATGCGTATCGCAACCTTTCGCCCGAACAGATATCCGGAATGCGAAAGGATACAAAGGAGTTGATGGATTTGCAGAAGGAACTGATGGGTACTCTCTCGGAGATGAAGCCGGCAATCGAGCAGGGCTCACAGATGCTTGCTAGCTTTCAAACCTTTTTCGGCAGCGGCGACCCGGCGAAGATGCTTGGTGCTACTCCCCCAGCCCCTAGCACTCAGTCCAAGGCGTAGACGCTCAATAGCCTCTGCGTATACAAATACATGGTACTTGGGATCGTTGCACGAGATGAACGGTCCTCCTGCTAGCTTGGTTATAAACACCCAGTGTTTTGCGTACTCGCGCAACACTTGGTATCTAGCCCACTTCCACCAGACTTCCATAAACTTTATAAAGACGCTGACTAACGCTAGTAATGAAACTTGATACCCGGCAATCCATGAAAAATACAGAATGAATGGTTGAAGAAACATGTCATTACTCAGCAGTATCTTGGACATCCATGTCTCCGGTTCCAGCATGGACTGGAGTTGAACATACTCGTCTGCCAAAGCGAATGTTCCGTTCGAAGGGAGCATCCTCAATTATTAGTCCCTCTGGAGAAAGCTCGGTCATAACGAACGACAAACGATCAGCATATATAATCTTTCCATATCGCGACTTGGGAAAGTATGAGTGAACCAGCTCATATGTTATGACGTTTCCGGGAACTACAAACTCGGCCATGTCAGAAGTAAGATCTATCGTATCGCCACTTGGAAGCTCATACCCAAACCACATCCAAGGAGCACGACCATGAACTTCAAACGGGTCCATATGACTCTGAATATCACCGGAATACTGAACCCACGTCTTCTTAGAGTGTCCGTTGTCCCATGTCTCTGTAACAAAAGGACTTGGAATCGGAACACCTTCCTCAAGCTTATACGGCGGAAACCGTAATCCCCTCGTAACAGTTAGAGTCTCACCCTTGCACCAACGCCAACACGTCATAACGCGAAAAAGCATACGAATGCAGAAGACTCCAAGACGAATTGACCCCTCCTGCATGTCTTCCATATAATATGAAGTCATCCCTTTACTTATCTGGATCGGTCGCAGCCGGTAAATCACCTATAACCGCACCATCCTGAAACTTCTCAGTTATACTTGTCATCAGCATACGGTCAATTCCGATCCCCATTGCGATAGACGTTGCAAGAGTAGTGATGATAAACGGAGTCGCAATGATAAACCATGAGACAACGCCCAGATCAATGTCGCAGAGAATATCAAGCAAGATTGCCCCTGCTGCACCGGAAACCAGCTTCACACCAGCAGTAATAAAGTTGGAACGCGCCAGATCAAGACCTGACTGAATTGCTATAAACAGCAAGTAGAGAGTCGCAGGAGGACACAGATCTTCAATGATACGCATCTTCACAGTTCTTACCTCTCAAACAGTAAAAAATGTCCGAGCAGATTGTCCAGATTATGAGCCTTGTTGTGTGCACAGAAGATGAAGCAAATGCGGCTTTCGCAAAGCACGGGGATGTAGTTCTTGCCGTAGAGTCTCTTATGATTGTGCCAACTACAAGTGGAAATGCATATATTCCCCCGAAGCCTGAGATTAATCACATGATGACAGATGAACAGAAAGAGCGCTGTGACCGGGGACGTCAAGTTTGCGATACTATTAACGCCTCCCGAAAGTTAGCCTACCATTCTTCCAAACAGCAGGCTGATTCGGTCTCTGAGGTACAACAGGAAGTGTCATTGCATCCGTCTGAGGACGCTCATTCCGAACAGACATCATAATGTTAATCCGAACCGGATTTGCGTTTGCAAACGATATCACCTCATTTACTCCAATTTTGGCCGTACCAAAGAATGGTTCCGCATGGTTCCGAGACTCCTCGGACTTTGCAGAATATGCATCTGGATCGTCAAGCTTCAAAATTTCTGAAACCCATAGACTAGTGTCATTTCTCGGTATTGCAATACCGGCTGGCTGAATCCACTCTTCTACACCTTCAGTACTGCCAATCACATTCTGACTATAGTTTCTGCCATCGGATTTTGCGTATAGAACCGGGATTCCGTTAATCATAGATTCCGCTGCAGTTATACAGAAGCTTTCCGTTCCGCTTAATATGAGCATAATTCTAGTTTTGGCGTAGATACTTTTAACATCTCTAGTGAAGTCTACCCAAGTGATATTCGGCGGAACCTCAAGACCTTGTTGGTCGGTTGGAGGAAAGTAGAATGAGCGAATACCTAGGAATTTATGATTAGGCATTTCCTTAGCAATCTTTAAGAACTGTACGAGCCCTTTCACAACATTTGCATTAACTAACGTTATATATTCCCGCGTTTCCTGGATATCCAAAAGAATTGGAGACTTTTCAATGAACGGGCGTTGAAGCTTGTGATTAACAACAAATGAGGGAAAATTTCCGTTCAACATTGCTTTTGGTATAAAATTATTAACATACCAGAACATCTCAGGCCATGTAACCTTAAATGGTACATTAAACATTGAAAGTGCTCCTGCAAAATGAAGTGTGAATATTATAGGTCTCTGAAACTCACGATTTAATCTACGAACTATATTTCCATGAGGAAAATGGGGAGAAATCCATACACTTGTTTTATCTAATTCTTTACCAGCTGTCAGATATGGTTTCCATGGAAAACCTTCGTATTCTCCCCCCGCAAAGTTACCCCGCATAGAAGAACATGAAATCAATATAACATCGTGTCCATGCGATTTTAGTTCTCTTGCCAAACAGAGATCACTATAAAACGCACCACATCTGTCTGGCATATCTGCTTCAAATACTGCGATGAACATACTCTTATTAAGTATTTGAGACACGTTTCATGGGAATTAATCGTGTGTTATCGCCCCCACGAATCCAAGGCTCTACCCAGTTGTCAGTGTCGGCATACTCGGCTGCCTTGTCGGCGATCAATGGAGAGAAGTAGTGAGGAATTGTCTTATCCGAGATAGTGTTAGTCTCTTTGCGATTGCGAATACTAGCAGACTGTATGAGAGTTGTCTCGGTATCAACCTCTCCAGGATCGCCTCCACCAAGGTTAGGAGTCGTAACAAAGGGACGAGGCCAGAGCTGCTTGGGGCCCTTTGTTCGATGAGCGCCATCAATACCCCACCTCAGTTCAGTATTAGTGTCCACAGTACACCCTCCGGCCATTCCATAGCCAGCCGTAGGAACTAGCCCAACATTTTCAGCAGCAATAGCAGCTGGGTTCATTGTGCTAGAACAACCAGAGTCTGTTTGCGAGCCCATGCGAGTTTGAGCATTCGTATTCGCAATATCTCCAGAGTTAACCTTATCATTGACTCCTCGGGTAGGAGCAAAAAACCAGTCCAATACCGTAGTGGACATTTACTTGAGAGCGGGAATAAAACGGAAGGTGGCTTTACTAGTGCAAACTCAGTAGCACTATGCTGTTTCAACCTTGTGATTGGCACGAGCACGACGCATTTCTGGATGGAACAAAGCAATACGTAGTAGATTCGTATGGCAGATTAGATGATGGACGGGTTGCCTGTTTACGCATAACCGGTTTCAAGCCATATCTATACGTCAAGGCGAGAGGATCTCAAGCAGACCTCAAGAAGATCGCCAAACTCACTGCACAAAAGAAGTACGATGTCATGTCTGGGTTCAACGAGTATACTCCGATAGACGTTTGGAAGCTTGAGGTCAGCTCTCTAGAGGCATTCCGAAAGCTGAAGGGTACTGTTTCGGACTATGATGTTTACGAAGCAGACCTTCCGCCATTCCTCCGAATCTTCCATGAGCATAATCTTGGTCCAGGGTCTCCGTTTCAGTTTACCGGAACCGTGCTTGACATGGGGGAACGTGAGATTTCGGTAGATGTCATGTATCGCGTGTCTCACATGACACTATCACCTACAACTGCTAATATCCCATTGTTGGTGGCATGCTACGATCTTGAGATGTACTCTGGCCACGGCAAGTTCCCTCTGGCAAAGAAGGAGTGGCTAGCAGTCTTTGCCGCTATCTGCGAAGACGTCGCGGCTGCACCTGAGTCCGAAACGTTGCTCAATATCGTCCGTCGCCGACTGGAGATGGAGGGTGGCGAGTTCAGCGACGAAACTATCGTCCGATTCCTGAAGACCCATGGAGTCCAAGATGCACTTGAGGATTCTGATATCCCCCACCTCCTCAAGTGTTGGAAGCAACCTACTATTGGAGACCCGATCATTCAGATTGGTGTGTCATTCCGATACTCTGATAACCTTCTAAAGCCGGTGTCTCGCCGTGTATTTGTTCTTGGAACAGTTGACTCAGACCCCGAGTTCGTTTCATGTGCGACTGAACGTCATCTTATTCGGTCATTCTCAGACTTTCTAGCAGAACAGAATCCCGACATCATCTGCGGGTATAACACCTTTGGCTTTGATGATGGCTATTTGGTTGATCGTTGCGAGATTCTAGATATCTCAAATGATGTGACCTTCGGGCGTATCCCAGCATACCAAGGTAAGCATCTTGTTGCAAAGACGTTTGAATTGGCATCTGGGAAGTACGACCTCCGCTACTGGAATGCCACTGGCCGTCTGTGTATTGATCTACTTCTCAATATGCGTCGCGAGCATTCTCTTGACAGCTTCAAGCTTGATAATGTAGCGTCCGTATTCCTGCGAGACAAGGTCAAGAAAATTGAAGGTCGTAAGGTCTTGACAAAGAGTACTCGGGGACTGCGTCCTCTGAACTACGTACGGTTTGAGGTGGTTGGGAATACTACAGATCCGTATCTCGATAAAGTTGTGGTAGAGGAGGTCGGTCCAGACTTCTTCGTGCTGCGAGACGATGTCCTTGGAGACGCTCCCCCTAACCTGGAGTGGACGTTTGCAAAGGACGACGTGGATCCGCACACATTGTTTGCGTTGCATAAGCAGGGTCCCGCTGAACGGGCGCGTATAGCGCGCTACTGTATTCAGGACTGTGACCTAGTTCTGACTCTCATGGCAAAGCTGGATACGCTGGTAAACGCTCGTGGTATGGCCGAGGTTTGCAAGGTTCCCATGAGCTTCGTTCTTCTCCGAGGCCAAGGTATCAAGATCTTCAGTGCGGTTGCCTCCATTGCAGCAACACGGAACCAGATTCTCCGCACACAGGCCAACGGAAATTCTGAAGTAGAAGATTGGTCCTATGAAGGTGCTATCGTCATTGAGCCAAAAATTGACATGTATCTGGACCAGCCTATCAGCGTTCTGGACTTCAACTCGCTGTACCCCTCAAATATGATTGCCTACAACATCTCCCCCGACACTCTAGTTGCGGAACGAGTGTTTGATACGCAAGGAAAGCTAATTTACAAATGGGGAAAGAATGCTGACGAGATGCGTGATCTTCGCAAGGCAGGTTTCGTAATTGACGACATCTCCTACGACAACAAGGTTGAAGAGGTTTGTACTGGTAAGACAATCTGCAGCTACGTTCAACCAGCCGATGCATCACTCAGCACGGGTATCCTACCTCTGGTGCTTGACAGTCTCCTCAAGAAGCGAAAGGAAACTCGCAAACTCGCAGAGAAGACGAGTGACGAGAGTCAGAAGTCGGTACTGAATGGTCTTCAACTTGCTTACAAAGTAGTCGCGAACTCAGTGTATGGGCAAACCGGGAGTCGTACATCGCCTATTCGTAGATTATGTGTGGCAGCCAGTACGACGGCAGCTGGTCGTACACAACTGCTGTTTGCTAAGAAAGTCGTGGAAGAGGAATTTGCTGCCGAGGTGGTCTACGGAGATACAGACTCGATATTCATACGATTCCCAACCAAAGATGTTGGACACAGTATCCTTCTAGGAACTCAGGCAGCCGCGAGAATCACAGAGCAGTGTCGGAAGCCCTATGTCATCGGCTATGAAAAGACGTTCTTCCCATTCATTCTGTTCTGCAGAAAGCGATACGTTGGTATGATGTATGAAGAGGATCCCAATGAGGAGCCTCATCGCAAATCAATGGGTATCGTTCTGAAACGGCGAGATAATGCTCCCATCGTTAAGGAAGTGTTTGGCGGTGCACTTGATATCCTGCTGCTTGACCGAGATGTCAAAAAGGCACAGGCCTTTGTTACAGAGACTCTCAAGAAGGTACTGGAGCACAAGATTTCCCTAGAAAAGTATGTCGTCAGCAAGTCCTTGCGAGATGACTACAAGAACCCCGGACAGATTGCACACAGAGTTCTGGCAGACCGTATGGCGGAGCGGGATCCCGGAAACAAGCCACAGGTTGGCGATCGTATAGCATACGTATACGTTGACGGGCGAGAGGGAAAGCAGGGCGAGCGCATTGATCAGATTGATTATGTCCGCAAGAACAACCTTCGGCCTGATGTTGAGTTCTACATCACGAATCAGATTCAGAATCCAGTTGCTCAGCTGTTCGCATTGTGTATTGAGTCTATGGATGGCTACAAAGCACCCTCAAAGTCATACAAGCAGGTATATGCAGAACTCCTTGAAAAGAACTCTGGAAACACAGAAGAGACTACACTTGATGTCCTGAAGAAGAAAGAGAAGCAGTTGGAGTCTATGTTGTTCCTCAAATCGGCAGTTCTTCAGAACGTGTACCGAAAGAACAAACGGGGTCCCATGGACGCCTTTATCACACGCTGATTTACCTGGATAAGACGTAAGGATGCCAATGTCTCGGCTTGCACTCCTCACTGAAATGGTTCGCGCAGAAGACTCCTTTTTTCGCAATGCGTTCCGTAGCTCTGCGCCGGTAGCAAATGTAGCAGCATATATCTTGATGCGTCAGCGCTTCTACGAACTGGTACAGATTCTCCTGCGAGAGGAAGATGAGCAGACCGTTGCAACTGGAGTTCATATTCACTTTCCGGCTGGTTGGGGAGAGCCTGTTGCTGTACGTGCGACCCCCGCCCAGATTGATAGCGTTTTGGTTCCAATTCCTGCAGATCGGGAGATGACAAGTTGTGCTATCTGTCAGGAGTCGGTAGTCCGAGAGGAAGGTGTCCAACTTCAGGCTTGTCTCCACCAGTTTCATTCAAATTGTATTCGCGAGTGGTTCACACAGAGTGTTCGTTGCCCGGTCTGCCGAAACGATATTCGTGGAAACGACATGGAGGAGTTATGAAGATTGCAGTGTGCACACCTACATACAATCGTCGCTGGGCCTGGGAATGGTCTAGGTTGTGTTTTGATATGCAGGATCACCAAGATCTTGTCTGGGTTGTAGTTGATAACTCGGATACTCCCGAGCAGTCTTGGGGGGTTTCAGAGTCGCATCCAAAGGTTAGGTATACACATATAGAAGGTAAGCGTGCTATCGGAGAGTTGCGAAATATCTGTATTCAGGAGGCTTTAAAAACTGACGCAGACTACCTTGCATTTTGGGATGACGATGACTTCTATGTTCACCACCGATTCTCTCACGCACTGCGTATTCTTAAAGAGAAGCCCGATTGCGAGTATGTTGGCTGTTCTGAACTTCTTCTCCTTCTTGTCCGTGAGAATGTTATTGTCAAAGTTGGGCCCTATGGCGAGAATCACTCTACCGCAGCATCTTGGGTTATACGTAGATCGTATGCCGAAAAGAACGCGTTTGAACCTGGAGCAGTTCGTGGCGAAGAGGCATTCTTTATGCGTTCTTGGCGAACAAAGATGGCAATGATTGAGCCCGCAGATTGCATTCTTGTGATGGGACACTCTGGAAATACCGTTGACAAGAGCCAGGTTCGCACAAAGGCTGCCCAGTTCATGTCAAAGGATGTTAATGCGGCCAATGGTAAGATGGTAGCTCGTATGCAGTGGTTTAAGTCTCCTGAAGTATGGGCTCAATTTCAGTCCACATTTTCTGCCGCATCCAGTGCGAGACCTCTGGGCTCCACTTTAGTGAAACCGATTGTGGCTTCGGAAGCTTGTCCGATCCCCCATATTGCAGTTTCTGCAACATCTGACGAATGTCGTGTTTGCATTCCACAGCCATTGATTCAACGTCTTCCTCAGGAAACAGCTGTTGAATCTCAGCGGCCCGAGGTGGAAAACATCGTAGAATATGGATCCTAGGTTTTTTGAATAAAACTGGAAGTTCATTACACGTGCAGATAACTGGGACGCTCAGATCATCAGAAGATAACCACTCAGACAACCTCCGTTGCGCGTGAGGGTCTGACCCATCAATTTCATCCAACACTAAACAAATACGTTTGCGTTCTCCACGCAGAAGAGATGAGACACTGATGGAACTCCGACTGGAATTCTTGAGTGCCTCAACATCTGCGTAGGATCGCATAGACTGACTTGCATTGATTTCGGTAACATCAAAGCCATATGTATTTCCAGCTGAGATCGCAAGAGTAGTCTTTCCGATCCCAGGGGGTCCTGTTAGCACAATTGCAGAGCGGTATGGCGGACTCTGTAAGTATCGTCTCAAACTTTCTTTAGTATCTGCGTGTCCCACTACGGTTTCAAAGGTTCTCGGACGGCGGGTTTCAGTCCACATGCCTCTTACTCTAGACACCTGCGAAAGTTGCTAAAATGTTAGGGATATATAATGCGTCTTGATGAATCGGATGGAAAAACTCTACTGGTGAATGATGATGAGTGGGTACAGTTTGTAGTCAATGTTCTATCTGCAAATAAGACGAGTTTGGGGAAGTTTCTCGACCCTGTGTTGCAGGGACAGAAGATTGACCATATCCAGAAAGAAAATGACCCATTGGCCCGGAACTTGCTACTCAATCTTTACTTCGTTAATTCCTTTTTACCAAGTCCCGTCCCGGGTAAAGATGAATTTAGTATTCGTAGTATTACGACATTACTTCCATATTTATCGGACATATTGATTGCACAAATGATTTACGTTTTTCCATTCACAGATGATCTCGTAAAGAAAGCTTTGCCGAGGGGGGAATATAATAAAGTTATGGGTCAACTTGATGAAAAGGCATCTGAATTCAGAACTCAGGGACGAAATGCTAAACTGGAGTATGGAATTGTCTCCAACGGAACTGCAAATTTAATGAAACAAACAACTCCCGACTTTAGTGTCCCAAAACTTCCCCCTCCCGAATATCGGGAATTCTTACCGAACTATACTCCGAAGAAAAGCGGTACACGCTCCCGTAAACGCAGAACACGGAAGACCAATAAGAGAAAATACTGAGACTACGTAATGAAGCTTACCAAGTCTAATGGAGAGACAACTCTCGTCGTTGAACCAGGCGAGTTTGACCCATTTTTACGTACTATCGGTTCCTACGACAATGATACTCCGAAAGCACTTAAGGCACGCTTGGGAAAGATTCTTGATCCAGTATTGCAAGGGCAGAAGCTTGATTACATTACGGTCAATAATGACCCATATGGTAGAGGTGAGATTCTAACATATATATATCGTTATCTTAACCTCAAATACGACAATGGAAAGCGTTCGGCTATAGTTCTAGCAGAGTATATATCTGGTCGAGCGATAAGTAGATTGATGGATACATATCCCGGTCTACAAAAGTTATTCAGGCAGGATTACGATACGGTTATGGGTCAACTTAATGAAAAGGCATCTGAATTCAGAACTCAGGGAAGAAATGCCGAACTGCAGTATGGAATTCAAACCGAAGCAGAGAAACGGGGATTGGTAGAAGGTACATACTATGAAGGAGAGAGACTCCCCCCTCCCGAATATCGGGAATTCCTACCGAAGTATGGTGCGCGTCGTTCACGTGTTACACATTCCCGCCCAGTCCGTTCCACACGAAAGCGCAAAGTCACATTGCGAACGATACGTTTGAAGAGTAGGGTTATTCGGTGAAAATGCCACACACTGTGTCGTATACCTTGGTTCACACTTTTTAGTCTTTTCATTGTATGCCCAACGATCGGGGCATACTTGATCTATCTTTGTATTCGCCCCAATACGTATCTCAGGTTTTAGCAGATAAATATAAATAGCAAGGAGGAGCGCCGCTGTCGTAAGCGCAATGATTGCATCGCGAAAAACGCCAGGTTCTCTAAAGAGTGCAATAGTTGCTGCTGGGTTTCGGAATACAATAATACCGAGTCCAAACAATCCCACAATAGCTATACCGGGTGCCATAGCACTCCAAAAGTGAGGATCGCTAAGAGTTTCCCCAAGAGAATTCTTAACGGTATCTGCTCCTGAAACAGCATAGTCTACGCCTGTACGTATATCAGACCCAGCTTGATTAATAGTTGTTGCGAATCCTGGGTCTGCCATCTTATCTGACTATCCAGAAAATGGAGATCCCGCGGGCTCTACTAACTCGTCTATTTAAAGATACCAGGTTTCCACTTGTTCGGCATCATTTGGACTCCTATGATGACTTCCTCTACAAGCGTATTCCTGCACTTCTAAAGGCGTCTAACCCTCTGACACTTCAGCTTGGAGATGATCGTGCAATCCGTATCTTTATGGGAGGCCATTCTGGAGATGACGTTAAATTTGTTCCTCCGACCGATCAGGTTGGGAATTCTGTGGTTCCGCACATGTGCCGCCTTGACCGTCGGACATATTCTATAGATATCGTTGCGACCATTGTAGTTGAGACAACAGTTGGGTCTAAAATAGCAGAACTTGAGATACCTAATTTTGTTGTTGGAAAGATTCCGCTTATGTTGAGGAGCCGTCCTTGCTATCTGACAAATCTTGAGCCTGATGAGGCCTACAAAATGGGAGAGTGTCGGTTCGAGCTTGGAGGCTATTTCATTATCGGTGGATCGGAACGTGCTCTTCTTACTCAAGAGGTTTTGGGAAATAATATGTACTATGCTGGGAAGCGTAAGAATACCTCCAGTGATTCTGGTGGAAAGCGTACACTCATTGAGCATGCCCCAGCATTCAAGGTCAGTTCACCAGAGTATGATTCTGAGATTGAAGTCTTTGCAGCAATTCGTTCTATTTCTGAAGATGGTGCAACGGGACCCTATTCTCACTTTCTGATTTTACCTCCTCGCACAGAGTCCCGTCGTAAGCGTTTGGCACTCATTCAGCTCCCAGGATACGACCAACCCGTACCGCTACTCGCAGTATTTGAGGCTCTAGGAGTGGTCTCCGATAAGGACCTCTATGATACTATTCTTGCTGGGGTCCAGGAGCGGGAGTCTTACGATGATCTCCTGACTGAGCTGATATTCTCATTTTTGGCATTCAAGGAGGAGCTTGGAATGACATCTGCACAGATGTTGGCATCCCGTACTCGTACTCAGAGTGAGTCTCAGGTACTTGTGGCTCTCCATACGACTCTGTTTCCTCACGTTCGGGGAGACTTCCGCAAGAAGGCGTATACTCTGGGCCACCTGACCCGAATGGCAATTGATCTTTCGCTTGATAAGACCAAGCCGTCGGATCGCGAACACTTCAAGTACAAGCGGTTGGATTCTTCTGGAGACCTCTATTTCCAGCAGTTCAAGCGGATATTTACCGAAACCGCTCGTAAGATGTTGACTCTCATGGACAAGCGTCTGACGTACGAGGCGACAGTATACGCTGGAGACAAGCTACAAGAGCTAATTCAACCAGAGACGTTGGGGGCTTTCTGGGCATCTCGCGAGTTTCTCTACGAATTTGAAAAGGCCCACAAATCACAATGGGGTGGCAAGGACGGGGTATCGCAAGAGCTTTCCAGATTGTCTTTTTACAGCACCCTCTCGCAGCTCCGCCGCATCAGTCTGCAGATGGACAAGGCATTGAATATCGCAGAACCCCGTCGGCTCCACTGCAGCCAGTTCGGTCTGGTATGTCCAACCGACAGTCCGGACGGGAAGTCAATTGGATTCATCAAGGCATTTACAACTCTGGCACAACTCGCAACACCCTCTCCTAGCAAGGAGGTTTTGAATAGAATGGAGGGTCTTCTTCCGTTAGAAGTAGTCCATCCGGCAACATGGAATCCTATGTGGACCCGTGTATTTCTGAATGCTGATTTGGTAGGTCTGCTTCCCGGTGATGCCGAAGCCTTTCACAAGAAGCTTCTGAAAGCAAGGCGAGATGGTGAGATAGATAAGTTTGTATCTCTCTCCTGGAATCGTCTAGATAACGTGTATCAGGTCTTTACAGACTCTGGGCGTCCTATTCGTCCCGTGTATCGCGAAGGTGTTACTCCGGGAGCCGTTCTTGCTGCTAAGACCTGGCAGGAGTCTGAAATGTTCTTTGATTGGATTGATGCCGCTGAAACTGAGACAACTCGTCTTTCTATGGAGTCATTTGACCCCCGGCTATCCTCTGAGATTCACCCTTCTTTGAACTATGCACCTTCTGCAGCAGTTGTTCCCTTTTCGGATCACAATGCGGGGACGCGTAATATGTTCTCGTCTGCTCAGCAGCAAAAGCAGGCAGTTGGCTGGTATCACACCAACTTCAAGAAGCGCTTTGATACCATTGCGACTATTCTGAATGCACCTCAACGTCCTCTTGCACAGACCTGGATGTACCAACACGCATTCGGTTGTATGCCATATGGTCAAAACGTTATCGTGGCCATCATGATGTACTCTGGGTTCAATCAGGAAGACAGTGTTCTTGTCAATCAAGGCTCTTTGAAGCGTGGACTGTTTGATACCACCTATTACCATTCCTACAAGTACGAAGAGGAGTTGGTAGACCACGCTATGCAGACGCACACTCAGACGGTCAATCTGACATCAGACAAGTGGGCGGATGTTGTTCGCAAGGCAGATGCAGATTACTCCAAACTGGATGCTGATGGTATTATTCGGGAAGGAGAATCTGTAGAGGCCAACACTGTTCTCATAGGGTTTGTCTCTCCTATCTCAAACCTAGAGGGCATTGTGCAGTCCTACCGGGATGTCAGTGTGACTCCTAAACGGGGCCAGCGGGGGCGCGTTGATGCAGTGTATCGCTACCGGACGGCCGACGGTCTCCTTGGTGTTCAGATTCGTCTTGCCGAGCGTCGTTCTCCTACTCTTGGAGACAAGTTTGCATCTCGCCATGGACAGAAGGGTACTATAGGTGCAATTGTTCCCGAAGAGGATATGCCGTTCAGCAGAAGTGGTGTTCGTCCTGATATTGTTGTCAATCCCCATGCAATCCCAACACGTATGACAGTCGGTCAGCTTCTTGAGAGTACCTGCAACAAGCTTGGTGTCAAACAGGGTGCCTTAACGGATGCAACACCCTTTACGGTCAGCAATCGCATCCCCGACACCGCAAAGTTGATGACTGAGATGGGGTATGAGCCCTATGGAAATGAGCTTCTTTACAATGGCTACACTGGTGAGATGTTTAACGCTCCGATCTTTGTGGGTCCTACATTCTACATGCGTCTGAAGCAGATGGTGGAAGACAAAATCAATTACCGCGATACCGGTGCACGCCAGCGCATGACTCACCAGCCCCCCGAGGGTCGTGGGAATGACGGCGGTCTGCGTATTGGAGAGATGGAACGCGATGTTCTCTTGGCTCACGGGGTTTCCGCGTTTGCCCAAGAAAGCATGATGAAGCGTTCTGATGGAGAGACTGTGGTTTACCAACCGGAAACAGGTCTGCTGACTGCTGACACTAAAAATTTGCAAGGCGAACTTGAGATGCCTTACAGTATGCGTCTTTTTACGCAGGAGATTCAATCTATGCACGTATCTGTGCGACTCCTGACGGATCACTTGGCTCAAGAAGGAGCGCCACTCGGTTGAAGTCGCGGGGCTCTAGCCACTTGCCACTCAATGCCGTGTAGGGGCGGTCGTGGAGGTGTCCGCTAGGGTAGTACTCAAAGTACTTCGGAGTTGCGAACAGACACGCTCCATTCTTGAACTGCACCTCGTAGAAGTTGCCACACACCCATGAGAATGACGTTGACTGACAGAAGTCTATGGTCGTCCGTAGATACTCGCCAGAGGTGTTCTCGTCATCAAGCTTCATAAGAACCTCGATGCTCTTTGCAGCATTCCCCATGATCTGCTTCATGACTGCCGCAGAGTTCTCACGCAACTCTTCCATCTCGCGCTTCTTCAGGAGCCCGAGACGGGACATGCGGTGCTTCTCAAAGATGCTGCCCTGACACCATCCAGCAGGGGGCTGATTCGGAGTCTGGGGGATAGACTCCAGAGGGGGCATGACATTATTCTCTGCCGTCTCAATGAAGGTTTTAGCATTGTCGTGGGAAACAGTCACGAAGCGACCGGCTGCGGTGCTTGTGGGAATCTTGACGCACGCCTCGTCATTCGGAAGGTAGGTGATCTTGATCACCTGCTCGCCAAAGTGCACGTGTGCACCCATGTGGTTGTGAACCACCGCCGTCACGGTATCCATATCAGCGTCAAAGCCAGGAGCAAGATTGTAAAGTGTTGTCATCTTGTGGGGGCTGTTCTATTCTTACCGACTTACACATCCATTTTTGTTAAAAACGGATATACAACCGTATTGACAATTGCGGTGTAAGTCGTATAGATCCTAAAATACATCTAAGATAATGCTACACATACCCTTCAATTTAGTTACACTGGCGGTGTGCATAGTAGGATTAGCAGTAATAGTTGTACTTGCTATACTCTTTAGCAACGTCTAGATGCTCTGTATGAACTCCCACTTCAGATAGTCGCATATCTTTTTCCATATCTGATCGTGGGCAATCAACCTATCTCTTGACTTTAGAAGCGGAAAGTAGACCTTATACTCGTCCAAGTCAAGGAGCTCAAAGAACTTAAATAGGATATAGCTGTACGACAGAAAGTTCGTGCGGTCATTTGGACAGTAGAGAAGAAACGGGGCCTGAATTTCCTGGAACATGGTCCGGATCTTTTCTTCGATTTCGGGAGTAATGGTTGGAGGAGGATTTCCGTTGAGTCTGGATAGGATATGAGCGGCATGTTCATAATATTTACTTCTTCCCAGCTTTTTAAGGATCTCCCTTGCATCCTTTTCATTTAAATCGGCCACATTTGAAATACGCCGTTTCCGAATCTCCAGAATAACTTCATTCATGATCTCATCGGGAATAATGGTACTCTCTTTTGCTTGAAACTGGTTGAGAATCTCGTTAAGATGATTGATCTTCTTGTATGCATAGTTGTTTCGCTCTTTCGGAGGATCGCGGAACGAAGGTAGATCACTGACAATCATGGCATACTCTTCTGACCCACACCGGGGACAGACGAGAATACCCTCCGTAGGCAACTCTTCACGAGCCACATTACACTCATGGCAATGCTCTGTCATCAGTTGGACAACATCTGCACCATTGGATACCTTCATTCGTTGCAGAAACTCATCAAGCAATCCCTTCCGCGAGACCCCAACTTCTCCTGCAGGAGAGTTCATTGCCAGAAACTTTGTGAAGGTGTTCTCGTTTGATGTCTGGAGGGGTGCTGTATTAGACTCAATACCTCCGTAGTAGCTCATCATGAGGTCCAAATTCTTCATATAGTATTCTTTGATCTGATCATCTGAATCCGCCCGACCTTCTAGCTCTCGGAGTGACTGTTCGCACTTTGATCGCTCAACAATTGACATTACATCGGTTGCATTCTTTAGCCGGTCTATTTCTGCATTAAGCTGTCCTGTCTCTAGGATAATAGCCTCTTTTGACTGATCGCGAAACTGCTGGACCACCTCCCTATGAACGGAGTCCAACGTCCCTGCTTTTGAAGCCGCCTGCTCCCGAACCTTTCTTACTCGAAAGTTGTCCATTTACGTATGTATCGTTTATCGTCTGAAAACGAGAACTAACAGAATTCCAGCAAGAATAACTCCGCCAAGCATTGGAGAGTTCATCAGCTCAAACATTTCGGTGGGTTGATTTGCGTACGTTGTCCGATTGTCTTTCATTCCAGCAAGAGTGGTTTGTGCCTCTTCAAGCTGACCCTGCAACTTTGCAAGTTCTGTCTTGTATGTTTTGTTGTCAGGATTCGTCGTTACGAGTTGTTGAACCTCTTTAACCCGCCCTTGCAGACGCGTAACCTCTGACGCAGATGCTGCATCTGGATTTGTAGGTTCGGGAACTAACGTACATTTGCTTCTGTCAAAGTCTGGAGACAATCCAGGTGCTATATATGCGGTATCTCCATTAGATCTGTCGGTTACCTGACACTTGTACTTCTGGCAATTTGGAGTCGCATCTGCCTTCATGGCCTTGTAAAGGTTTACAGGATTCATCGCGAATACATCATCCATCACACCTCCAACAAGACCTCGCCCAAGAACTCCGCCCTTCGGAATATTACTAACAAACGACTTGCGCTGCTCTAGAGTTCCGCTCGGACTGATACACATTCCACCAGTGTTCACGAGATAGCTGTCTCCAAGAGGATTCTTAGTATATCCCATAATGTCAACATAGTTGAACGCACCGCGAACATTCGTAGCAACTTGATCAAAACTACCATCTTCTCCGATTCCAAGAGATGTTGTCTCTGGAATTCTGCTAGTATAGCTATAGCTGGGACCTACTATGCTACCACTTGATCCAAGATTGTTCCAGACACTACTTGTTAGTGCCGCCATTGTCTCAACCGTGAGGTTTTAGAAATGCAGTCACCTGCGACCAAAATGCAGGGTTTGACAGAGCACATGGACGCTGAGATATCATTGATCTTGCAACTTCGCTCATTGGATACCCAAATCTCTTACATACGAACGCAATAGCAAGATATGCAGACCGATTAATTCCACATTGACAGTGAACGTATATATTCTTACATGTAGGATCCCTCAGAAACGTTAGCATGGTTGCTTCAAATGCCGGATACCAGCTGAGAATTGAAACGTCTAAGGCATCAACTGCATTCAGTATAACATAGTTTGATGGGTATTTCTTCGCAAACCATTCGGGACCATCTTCTGTTGTTGCACAGTTGATGACATGGGTATACGACCGATGCTTGGAAAGTTCCTCAGTAAACTGACAACCTGCGCCTACATAAATACGGGGGTACAGGCATGCTATAGGGTCCTGTCGCCACCCTTTTGAAGGTCTCCGATAATAGACCAATGAATTGAAGTCCATTCTTGTTTTGAAGTCCATTATAGTTAAACAAGAGTACCAATAAGTGTGGACAATACATACGATGCTGCAACTGCTGCTGTACCTAGAACACCAACACCGGTCCAAGAAGGAACGCCCCCCGATGTGTAGGTGTTTGGAATATGTTGGAGGAGCAGGCTACGTGGTGCAGACATTGAAATCAAACAGGCTGCCACAAAGAACGCAATATACTGGGCAAGATTGCGAAACGCATACTTCAAAACCGGCATCTGGGGGATGTAGCTGACCGGGATAGGTGAATTTACAGGCTGAAACGTAGACATCGGGTGCTGTGGAGGCACCGACTGAGGTCCCTGCGGAGGAGGCAGAATACTGTCAAGGGAAGTTGAATCTTCCATGTTTATACCGTTGACGAGAAATGACACGACGCATCCTCCACGCGATATCTGTAGCACTTTCCATCGTGTTTTGAAACAGTATTCTGAAGCTTTTCAGGTGGAACCGCGAGAACTGATTCAACTACGTATGGGCGATGCAAGAATAATACAGCAATTCCGAATCCTATCAAGAAGCTGAAGAATACAGAGCCTCTTGAGAGAACTCTCGGTACATCCACGTGAGGAATCTTCATTTGTGTTGAAGACCGAGAAGATTGAGGGAGTCAGTTTCGGCGGTACATGCAACCTCCGAAGCTTGGACTCGGATACAGCCCGTATCCAGCTTATAGGTTGTATCGTCATGAGGAGTAGGTGCATGGCGGACTGTACGAGTCGGGGGTGCCATGACTGCTGAAATAACAACTCCTACAAGAGCCCCTGCAAAAAGGTACGGCAAACTAAAGTACATTGTCTCAACCCGAGACAATAGCGTCAGATACCTCTTTAGCAGCGGCGGGGGCAGCAGCTGCAAGACCTGATAGATCACTGCTGGATATCAGTCGGTAAAAAAAGACTATCAATGGGACACCCCAGAGACCAAAATAAGGAACTACTAGAGCAACTGCAGTCAGTATGTACCCTATGATAGGATCAAAGATGGTTGTTCCAACCTTGTATGCAATTCCAACACCCAAAATATGTAGAAATGTTGAAAGTCCGCCGAGAATAGTCGTAAAGACTGATGTTGTGGCGTTTCCAACAACTGCCCGAGGAGATGCCGCAGCTGCAGCCGGAGCTGTAGTATACACTGAAAAGGTACTCCCATCTGCAATAGTCTTTTGCTCCTGAACACCATCAACAACGTATGTTACCGAAAGACTCTTCGCAGTTCCTACACTGGGATCTGAACCCATGGTTTTAGGACCCACGACAATATCTATAGCGTCATTTTTGATTAGAGATTGCAATTGCTGAGTGACATTGACATAGTTGGGACCGTTCCCATAGGTCGCTTCCTTGATCACCAACATTACTAAGATGCGAAGACAAGATTAGCCAGGCCACTCACGACTCGCATGACATTATATGATTCAATGTAGACTGTGACATTATAGGTGTACCCGTAGATTACATTCTCCTTCCCACGGGTAATAATTCGTATAACATCGTGTGGATTAACAGCCATATTTGCTGGAACTGTGGTAGGATTTGGGTTGAAAACGGTATTTCTGTATACACATAGCTGTGTAGAAGGGTTCGCAGTTGTCACTGCAACTGGAATCGGTTGAATTAGTGTGCTTCTGAGAGTAATCTTATTAAACAAGCTTGCGTTTAATGCTCCACTGGGCTGTGTACTATCGTTATTCAATGAGAACGAGTATAAGTAAACCCCAGGAAGCATACTTGCTGCACCAGTTGAATGCTTGTAACGCTGAATATAGCTGAAATATGAGCTATTTTTTGTATTGAAACGTTCTTTTCCGTCTAACATAAGTGTTGACTCTACAAAGATATCATGACTCGCAACCGATTGAGGAACGAGTTCCCCAGACGTTAGCTCTAGTAGGGGGGTATTATAAGCCGCTGAAAGGTTATTCATTGGACGACGATCGCGATATTGCCAATTGGTATAGTTATCAAAGTCGTTGTTTTTATAGCTATCGCTTCTCTGAGCAACCCATACAACCCTAGTGATGAGATTGTGAACAGGGGCATCAATATCGCATGGGCCGTATTGAGAAGTGGCACTAAATGAATGCACATCTCGGATCAGATAACTTTGATCAGCTGAGGAGACCTGAGAACGCTCTCCTTCCGTAAGGTAAATATAGTTTGCTTCAACATAAAGGTCTGGGAACCAGTTTGTAAGAGTTGGATTTGAAGGTGCACCATTTGCTTTTGGTGGACTCAGAAATAGGCTTATAGGGTAGTCTACGTTATTTCCCGGAACACGTCCTCCATACTGTAACTCTTTCACGTCCTGAATAGTAAACAGATTGTATACAGATTTCATTGTAACAACAATCTCAACTTCACCTCCCTGGAGTGCAATAAGAGGAAGTGCCATACCAGGATCTTCGCAGAACCAAAAGTGTAAAGGGACAATAATCTGCCGACCACGGATGGATGGCTCAACTGCAACATTTGCAAAATTTGTGCTATTCACCTTAATCGCATGGGGATACTGATACATCCGACCGTATGAGTTTTGAGGATCATATAACTCCGGAACATTTCCAGCCATCTGATCTATGAGATCCCTCTTATTGCGGTCATGTGTCAAATAAGAATAGAGCTTAAACCATTCACCAGTTGTTTCAAGAATACGAGCTCCATTTACATAAATTCCAACAGTATCTATAGCATTATAGCCTATATTTTGAATCCACTGAAACTCGTATCCGGGAGAGTTTGTTGCAGTTGCGGTCGTTTGTGAATAAAGTGGTGACCAAATATCTGGAAGATTGAAGCAGATATAACAATCGTGAACAAGGTCTGTGACACGCTTCACCTTGCACCTGAAGGTGGAAGAGCCTCCTGTTAATGGAAACATCAGCGTGTTATTCTCAAATTCAAGCCGAACAGATTCCATTGCAAAATTCGTATGCCGCTTGTACATTGACCTCCAGAACGTAAACGAAGGGTTTCCGTTCAAGAGTTGATTTTGGGCACCGGTTGCCACAAGTTGCAAAAGCCCACCAGGCATACTTTGTCTTATCCAACAGAGGGTTTTGTTAAACCGCACAACACGGCCCTATTCCAAGCTGTATTCTATTGTTCCAATTACCGCCTGATGCTGCTGGGGTTATGACTACCTTACGAGAGACTAGAACTATAGTCCCCTCAGATGCAGGGCGACTATTTGTTCTAGGTGGGTTTACGACATACATCTTACTTATCACCCCCTTCTTTCGGATAGTAAGTATATCCTGGGGAGAAAGGTTCTTACTGACAACGGGACCATTTGATGCCATTTACTCTCAACCCAAGAGATTCATTCAAATGCGGGTCCTACTTGTTTCAACACATGTAGATCAAACCACCGGGTATTCAAAGGTAGCGCATAATCTTATTCAACAGATCGCAACTCTTCAGCCTATAATTAAGCTTTTTCACTACGGGTTTCAGCGTCATCCCGCACGTGCCGGCCTGCGAAAGGTTCCAAAGGGAGTCATTGCATACGATGCGGCTGCCGCAGAAGATCCCAAGGAGGAGGGGTTCGGGTACAAGCAATTGCGAGAGTATATTGACACTGTTAACCCCAGACTAGTTGTGTTTTATAACGATCCTCTCGTTGTTGCTCGCTTCCTTGAGATTAGTGGGTATTCTAAGGATGTTGATACATTCAAGGTATGGGTCTATCTTGATCAGCTCTATATGGGGATTCAGCAACCTATTATGGATGTTATTGATAAGACAGCGGAGCGTGTATATACATTCACAGATAAGTGGCGCAGCATTTACAATGACTACTTCCCCGGAGGAACCCAGGCTCTAGTCAAGGTTATGGGACATGCCGCGGATCCCGATGTGTTCAAGTCTTTCCCTAGACGGAACATTCTTCGTTCCGAGATCGGAATCCCGGAAAACGCAATAGTGTTTCTGAATTGCAACCGTAATACTGAGCGTAAGCGATTGGATCTTACAATTGCCGGGTTCGTGGGCCTTCTTGCGAAGGATACTTCAAAGCCGTATTATCTGATTCTTGCAACTGGAACCGATCCCCGCTCCGGAGCATTCTACGATCCTCGCCGGATTTACATGTCAGAGATTATGATCCATGGACTGGATATTGCCGAAGTCGCAGACCGAATTGTTATGGTTGACACTGCTGGTCAGACAGTCTTTAATGATGAAGCTATTAACAAGTTGTATAATGCAGCCGACTTTGGTATTAATACATCTGATGGAGAGGGCTTTGGGCTGTGTCAGCTTGAGCACCTTCAGACTGGTTCCCCTCAGATTGTGACATCTGTTGGGAGTTACGAGTTTCTTGACGGATGTGCAGTTGTGATTCCTGCAACGCAGCGTCTTTACCACTCCCAGACAATGCCACTGGGTCTATTTGGTCAGGTTACTACTTCCGATGCCGTGACACAGGGAATGATGTATGCTATCGCAAACAAGGATGCATTGTGTGAGGCTATTTCGCAAAAGGTCTTTCCTTCGTGGTCTGGGGTTTGTGAGGAGTTTCTGGAGGATATTCTCACGTTGAGCAAGGTGATGCAGTGATCCACTGAATCTGTCGTTCTGAAATCTGTGTCCCAAGCTTGAGCAATCTCTGCTTGTCTTCAAATGCAGATGCATCAAAAATCTCCTTTGTATTAGGATCGCGTAACATCAAGCATCCTTTAACTTGAATACGTTCTAATGTACGTGCCCGACGTGTCTTATTCTTCAAATAGGTCACATCGCGTTCATCCGAGAGGATACTAGGATTGTACCCAAGCTCGTCAGACCCAACACTGGAATCAAACCGCATACAGACCAGACCCGGCTCATTCTTGAGATGCAACTTACGATGAATTTCACAGTCTACTGCAGCCTGCTTTAGAAGCACTGTAATACGCTTTGCAAGCTCTGCCTTCTCGTATGAAATCTCGTAGAGATGCTCGTCTGTACTCATGAACGTTTCTTGGGGAGGTTCGCCTTCGTAGCGCTTTAGCTCCATATCAGTGCGACGAATGAACACTAAATTATTGTCGGTTCCGGTCCTAGCACTCTCGGGAATCACGGAAAGATAATAGGAGATGCGAACCGTCCGTTCTGCCACAGGTAAACTTGCATGACTGCATATACGAATCGCACGGCCAATAACCTGCTCGGTTACAGCTGGGTTCCAGTGTGGCTCCATGATATGCACATGACGAACATTCGCAAGAGTGATACCTTCGGCACCAGAACGCGATGCCAGCAGCACGCAGAGGAGCTTCTTATTTCGCGCAGTAATGCTGTCTTTCAACGACTGGGGAAAGGTATCGGTATAGTTCCCATTGAAAATCTGACGCATGTATTCGCGCTCTTCTGCCTTCTCCTCACCAGTATAAAACGCATATGCAGGCTTGTCTTCCATAGAGGGATCCTCCTTCCATTGACCACCTTCATTGCTGATACGGTACCGCTGAAACCCATGGGCCTCCAGAATTGCAGAGAACACACCTAGACCTTCCAATGAGCGATACTGAGAATACACAAATTGACTCTTACGAGACTCACCGGTACTATCTTTCAAGTTTCGCAACATCTTCAACATCTTAGGACTCCACTTTGCAAGAGCCTCTTCTGTGAGATACTTGTCCGATTGAGTCCTGAGTTTCTCCAGAATATCCTTCTTGTCAGGAACGGCATTCTCATTTTGTGGAGTAACCTCCGTAGTATCCCGAAGTTCGCTTGGAACTGCAAAGTCGCAGACAAGGCGTGTTCCAACACGATATGTTCCCCCGTCATCGTTGAGAGACCGCTTCTTTGCATCGCGCTGAATCTCTTCAAACCGAGTTTGCAGATAGGATCCTAGCTGTTCCCCCGACATCAACACCTTCTCCAACATCTTATCGTCTTCAACACGCTTGGGAAGCATTCGCTCATCGGCTCCCTTGAAATAGGAAACCAACCCTTGAATACGACGCATGAACAACACAGGATTCTTAATGTTCAACCCATCACGGAATAGACCATCAAACTCTTCAGCCTTAGAGGGCAAACATTCAAGGTCTTCCATAGTAACTCGTTCAACCTGAAGTTCTATGCCCGGAAGCTCAGTCTCTAGCCGACCTTGCAACTTCTGAACCCATGCAAGAGGATCAGCGGTATACTGCATATCCTTCACGTATTGCACTGATATACGATCACCCTTCTCGTTGTAGACACTGCGAAACTGTGGGGGATTACGAGTTACCATAACAGCCTTCTTGACAGCATTAAACTCAATGGTATCTATTTCGGGGATACCGCGAAACACATTCGCCATCTTGACCTCATCCCACGCAGCTGCCTTCAAAGGAATTGTTATACGCTGAATGACACCCCTGAGCAGATTCATCAGGAGAGCAACCTCACGGGGAGAGTTAATTACGGGGGTACCTGAAAGAGCAACGACTTTCGTCGTAGGAGACTTCATGATTGCATTGTAGACTGGGGTAGCGATCTCGGACTCGTTGGAGACGCGGCTTATCAGGTTGTGAGCTTCGTCTATAATTACAACTGCATTCTCAAACGGGTTTCCTTCTGTAAACATCTTGTTCACCGCGTCGCGAGTTAGACCGTTATAGTTGATGAAGGAGAACCGCTGGTTTATGACATCAGAAATTTGAGAGTCTATGAGCCCTTGGACATCTGCGGGAAGCGTCGCAAAGTTGGAGGGCTGTCCAGGTTGAGTGACAAAGAAACGTCCCGCAGTGCGCCCCAGAAATGTCTCAGAGATACCAAGAGCACGGGCATCCGCACGGTCCGCATCGCTGCGAATGATACGCTCTTGCCAGTTGTTCTCCCGGCGAAATACTGGGTCTCCGCACTTGCGAATCTCACCACGAAAGTTATCTTGCAACGATGCTGGAAGCATAACGACCACTCGCTTGTTGCTGAGCAGTGCCTCCGCAACTGCAATCGCAGAACACGTCTTTCCTGATCCCAACCCATGGTACAAAAGGAGTCCGCGGTAAGGAGTCTCTATAGATAGATAGTCGCGTACTAGCTCCTGGTAGGGAAAGAGCTTTCCAGTTCCTTTTGACATATCACCTTGGCGAGCACATAGGTCTGCTTCGGAATCAGCCTCATCTAGGGGGTCCTTGTCAATCTTTCGGTATTTTAGGAAGATTCTGGCGATGTGGTCTGCAAACGCTTTACGATTGGGCAGAACAAAAGCCATTGTTTTTCGTAGGGATTTGATAATGGAGCCTTTCTTCCGACAGAACCATCGGATTTGGATGGTTACAATCTATCTCATTCTTGTGGCAGGGTTCCTGCACCTACGTCCCTCGATCGCATTTGGTAGCGAGGGTCGCGTGCGTCCATTTGGAACTTCCAATCGCGATGCGACAGTGTTCCCTCTGTGGTGGTGGATCTTTATACTGGCCGTGGTAGCCTATGCGATTACTCTTTATGGTGCTAAGTTCAAGTTTCCTTAGGCTTCTGAGCATCCTCGGCAGCGTCCTTCTTTGCAACCTTAGATTGAAAGTGAGCCTTGAATGCGGCGACTTCGTCAACCGTTGGTATACAAACTGATTTCTGAATACTTCCGATTGCTATAGAGCCTGTAACCCATGCAACTAACATCATTATGTACGACAGACCAAGCAGGGGTGCTTTCTCTGGAGAAACTCCGAAGGTGTCTCGCATGACATTCTCAAACGGTAGTTGCACTGCGGGAACAAAATGCGTTAATGCCGGTACAAGTGAAGGAAATACTGCAAAGATGGCAGACTCCTTGAGCGACTCCACAATATCAATTTTCTCACATACGAAGAAGGTAGAGCCTAGGCATAGAAGCAGACCCCCTGCGAAAAGAACTGCAAATGATATTCCAACTGTCTTAATCCAACCTGTCTCCATTATACCTACACTGGCAATTCCTGCTCAGTGCTCATCGCGTGAGTTTCAAAGGTAGATAGGATATCCTTAAGCTCTCCAAGGATACGATTCCGATCAACATAGTGGGGTCGTGTAAGAGCAGTACATTCCTCTAAACTCTTCCATGCAATTGCCGAGATCTCTCGCCGTTGCATGGTCGTAAACTTCTGATCAAGTTGGATAAGCGATTCATCGCGAACGATAGCAATATTGTAGATATGCTTGTACATTACACTATTGGTACCAAGGAATGTCTCGGATACCACTACATTTTTTAGAATGGCATATGCTTCCCGAGGAACGTTTGTCTCTTCAAAGAACTCTCGGGTTGCGCATTCAATATCTGTCTCGCAACGTATGCGCCTTCCTTTTGGGAATCCCCATTCTGGCTCGGTATACACTGATGGATGAGCATCAAGCAGTGCGGTGATATCTAACTGCTCAAACTGTTGCCGTGCAAATGGATACTCATTATAGTGATGCTCAACTCCATAGCCCCACAAGCGAGTCCAAAGAGTATCAAACTGCTGAGTACGAATCAATTGTTGCTCGGGTTGTGTCATGTTCTCCACAAGTACTCCAAGATACTCTGATGGATGATTGTTATATTTGCCTCGTAGAAACTCTGTGAAGGACATACTATCCTTACGGCGAATCATAAGAACGTTGCATTTTGCTGGATCCATTGGGAGGTCTGCTGACCCCCTAATAAGAATCACCCCACACGATACGACTGGGTCAGCGCAGTCGCGAAAGACATGTCCTCGTAATCCACAGTTATTGCAATACATCTACATATATCACGTGGCATGGACGTATGTCCGTTTTTCGGGAGTCAATACAAATGCAGTCAATCCTACCGACTAGTCAACCAACGGCATTCTTCTCGGTACCGGCTTTACCCTCTTCATCTAGCGCGATGAAGTACGTGTATATCGTATTAGGAGTAGTTGTTGTTGGGGCTCTTCTCTATGGTGTCTATTGGTATGCTACCAACAAGGCAAGTGGCGCGTGGACTCCTCTAATTAATAAGCTTACCACAACGTCTACTGCCTTTGATGGAAAGGTAATGAATACCGTATCCGGTGCAGACATACCTGCGGGTGTCCAAGATTATGGGATGCAATTTTGGATGTTTGTGAAAGATTGGAACTATCGGTTTGGTGAAGATAAGGTCGTTCTTCAGCGTATTGATCCATCTCTTTCTGGGGCATATGGTCCACAGGTAAGTCTGTCTCCGAATGACAATACATTGAACGTTACGGTTTCGCTGTTTCCCTCAGATCGCAATTCTGTTCAGGCAAGCTCTCCGGCCCCAGCAAACCAGGGTGGAAGCGCAACCGGAGATAGTTTCACATGCAAGGTTGAGAACATCCCTCTTCAATCATGGTTTTCGGTGTCTATAACAGTATTCCAGCGCAACTTAGACATCTATATCAACGGCAAGCTTGTGAAGTCATGCGTTCTACCGGGTGTTCCCCGTCCGGTTGCTGGAGATGTTCAGATAGGGCCCAAGGGTGGGTTCTCTGGTAGTGTTTGCGACGTCATGAGTTATGCAAAGATGTTGGTCCCAAATGATGCAACTGCATTCTACACTGCAGGAACCCCGTGTGCATCTCAAGTGGATACTACAGATTCTGGTCTGACCGGGAACCTCTTTGGTTACACAACCAAGTTTGGAATCTTTGATAAGACTGGAAAGAAGGTTAAGGAGTTTGTGTATTAAATTACAATGCGGATCCTTCTGAAGTGTCCGACACGAGGACGCAGAGAAAAGTTTCTTTCAACAATTCGGAAATGGACTGATCTTGCACTCCAACCCGATCTGCTTGGAATTCTCGTCAGCGCTGATGTAGATGATCTAAGTATGCGTGGATTTACAGAAGCAGACCTTCCTCAGGTTCCCTGGAAGAAGGTATGTTTTGGAGAGAACAAGACAAAGATTCAAGCGTGTAATGCTGACATGGATATAGAGTGGAATTGGGATATCGTGATTCTTGTTAGCGATGACATGGTTCCCCAGGTTAAAGGTTACGACTCGCAAATTAGGGCTGGCATGAAGAGTCTAGATCATGTTGTTTGGATCTATGATGGGTTTCAAAATGAGAAGTTGAATACTCTTAATATTTTCGGAAGAGTTCGCTACCAATCTTGGGGGTACATATATCATCCAGCATATAAGTCATTGTATTGCGATAATGAAGTAACAGATTGGTGTTTAGAAAATATGCATAAATGTACGATTATCAGAGAGGTTCTTGTAAAACACATACATCCATTATCTTTGGGTGTACCAGTTGATGAAATATATCTCAAAAATCAAGTCTATATAACTGAAGATAAGGTAACCTATGAAACTCGTAGGATGAAAACTACAATCTCTAGACTTGGGTTTCTCAAGCTTCTTTCTCGTAGATGAACAATATGATCGCTACAGTAATCACACTTACTATAGCAGCGATTGTGATTTATGTTCTCATAAGGTATTTCATGAGCAATGGCGGTGTAGGATCACCTACAACGGTTACCCTCGTAGGTCCTATTGCAGATGCACGTAATCCTTCAACGTTTAAGGGAGAGATTCCTCTTTCACTGAACGAAAAAGAAGGCATGGTCTTCTCTTACTCTGGATGGCTCCTTGTTGAGGATTGGATGTATAACCAGGGAAGTTTACGTTGCGTTTTCAATAAGGGGTCTGCAGACTTCAAGAGTCAGTGCCCGGGTCTTTATCTTGACGCGACTAGTAATACATTGCTTGTAAAAGTTGATACCTATGGTGATACAGAGACTATTCAGGTTCCTAATCTTCCTGCTCGGAAGTGGATTCACCTTGCAGTTGTCGTGAATCAGAACGCAGTAACTACATACATAGATGGAATTCTCAGAGTCTATCATTCTCTAACGAAGTTACCTCGTCAGAATACTGGGTCAGTGTTCGTTGCCGCAAAGGGGGGATGGGCTGGGCAAATTGGCAGCCTTACCTACCATAGGTATGCGCTTGAGCAAGCTGAAATATCGCGTCTGATGGGTACGGCCCCGTATGAGGACACAACCAAGAGTACGATTCCTCTTCCTCCCTATTTTGATACCACCTGGTACCTTGGAAGGTTCTAAATAGGAGGTGGTAGCGTTGAAGGATCCATAAGAGCGCTTGCCTTGTCCATCATTGCCTGTCCCTTCTTCTTACTGTCTCCAAGACTTGTCTCAAGCGTTGCAAGTCTTGAACGAGCATCTGTTACCAAATCACCAAGAACATCAACCCGGTCTTTCGTAGAAAGATACTTTACTGCAAAGCTATCCACTTGAAGACCAGCCTGTGCAAATTCACCTCTTTTTGCCGCCTCTTGAATCGCCACGTTTAGATTCAAACTATCTGGAACATCCAGCTTCTTTCCAGCTTTACTCATCGCCTCATTGAACTGAGCCAGTTTCTTCGCAAACTCCTCTCGGGTCGGAGTTGGCCCAGAATCAACATCAAATCCCTCATGAACTCTCTGCGCAATATTCCATAATAGAACTGCAAGAAGTGCTCCTAGGATAGTTCCGATCCAAGAGCGCATCTTTTGTGTGTAGGACATAAATGAGTTCCTCTGGTAATGCTACAGGAATAACTACTGCATATATCCGCGATGCTCAAGACGTGACAGCGCAGCGCAAGCGTCAATTGGCATACCTTGATTTTACTAGAGGAGTGCCAATGAATCATACTCCAAATGGCAATGATAGTTATATCACATTCCTATTTGGGAAGAAAGAGTGTGATGCAGGCTGTGTCGGTTCACCATTTCAACTCCGAGATGTTCGCCTGTTCCGATAGGTTTGTTTTAGAGCATTACGAATATGCTGACGCTGCGTCTTGTTTACCTGTGACGGATTGTATGCAAAAAATGATCTCAAAAACTCGGGAGACCCCCTGTTTTTAGAAAGTTCAGTATACAACTTGGCCTTTGAAACACGAACATCTGCAAGAGTCTCTTGGTCTCCCAGGCAATCAAGCGGTGTCAAAAAGTGAAATCTACGAGAATGCTTTTCGCCCTGTGCCAGATCAATAAGCCGCTGTGCGATACACATTAACCTATTTGTATCAATCTCTTTCCGCGTCTTTGAATCGGCATACAAGAATGCCATAAAGAACTGTAGGATAGTTGGAATTGATGCAACCTTTGTTCCATCGGGCATACCGTGGTAACTATGGCATGCCTGTGTTTCAAAGATACGAGCAATCAGTCGGCCATTCTTTGTGATGTCTATATGCTTGCTTACAAATTCTCCGATTGGAGGCATTTCAACCGTCTTAGCACCATCTAGAACATCCTTCAGTTTTCCAACAATATACTCAAGATCCTTCGGCATAACAAGAAGATCAATAGGAAGATCCCAAGCCTTCATCTTACGGTTGTGAATTTGAGACGCATGCAGTCCCAGAATTACAACATTGTTATCTGCAAGGAATCCCTCAATATCGGCCGGATCATCAATAATATCCGATTCACTGTCCAGTCGTTTGCATTGAATAGGATAATGCTTGTTTAGAAGTTCCAATCGCTTATAAACCTTTGACCACCTAGATACATCTCCTCGGGGACGAGATAGTTCCAGATACATTGACATTCTCAAAAAGTTAGGGTTAGCGTATACGCCCTTGTCTTTTTCAATTGAGTCCTCCCACATGCTATCAAACACATCCGCGTTCAAAAATGTTATATCAGCAACTCCTGTATAATTTGCAAATACCTTAAAGGTTCCCATATGAACCCCAGGACGAACTTCAACTTCATCAATACCTGCATCCTTTAGCTCGTCAGCCAATGCCATTGCATGCAATTGGGGTGTCTCTGAAAACATGTCGTAATCAGGTATGCTTGCTTTGGGGTCATAAAACTGATCGGACACTGGAAGAAGATTGTTTATTGCAGTTCCTCCATATAAGATCACATCCTCGTGTTGGATGAACTTGTAAACTACCTCAACTGCACGACGAACTTCTGGATTACGAGCTTCGCGTCGCGCATTACGTTCTTCCGCTATTTCCATAGCCTTCTCAACGGCCTCCATTATTAGACGGTCTGAAAATGAATGCGCCTGGATTATTCTCTGTATTGGCAGCAAGATGATGGGACGTTATAATCTTCGTGAACGCAAGGAGGGGGTTCTCTGGGTAAAGGATGATACCATGAGTCCCGTGGATGAGGATGAAGAGGATTCCGAGTATGAGTCGGATGACTCTATGGAGGAAGAGGAGGAAATTACCGCAGTTATTAGGATTCCGAAGCGCGCACAGAGCATTGACTTTGTCATCCATGCAAACATGAATGAGGAAGATGAACCTGTATCTATAAAGAAGGTCTTCAAGAATGAAACCAATATGTCTGATGGAGAGACCGGGTATTTGGATACACTGTCGCGGGCAAAGAAGCGGGAGTTTAACTCAAAGCTGAAGGCATTAACGAGCATTGCTGGATCTGACATTCCTCAGAAGTTCCGCGTGATTGACCTTCCGATCGCAGACCAAGTAAAGGCAGATGTAATCAAGAAGATTGATGCTTTGGAGGGGATGGATCCGTCGGAACAATACAAGCAACGCAACTGGATTGACAACTTTATGCGGATTCCATTTGGAACGATCATCCCTCTGCCGGTCAAGTATGAGGATGGTCCGGCCCCCTGCGCAGACTTCATCAGGAATGCACGGGAAACGATGGACAAGGCTGTGTATGGAATGGCACCCGCAAAGACTCAGATTATGCAGATTCTTGCTCAGTGGATTGCCAATCCTAAGTCGGTTGGAAACGTGGTGGCCCTCAAGGGCCCCATGGGAGTCGGAAAGACTAGCTTTGCCAGGAATGGTATCTCAGCAGTCCTGAAGCGTCCCTTTCAATTCTTCTCGCTTGGCGGTGCGTCTGATGCGGCAACCTTTGTAGGACATTCGTTCACGTATGAGGGTTCTATGTGTGGTCGCATTGCAGAGTCGCTGATGCAGTCTCGTTGCATGAACCCTGTGCTATACTTTGATGAGCTTGACAAAATCTCCACCACATCCCATGGTGAGGAGATTGTAGGAATGCTGATTCATTTGACCGACCGCAGCCAGAACTCTCAGTTCCACGACAAGTACTTTGCTGGAATTGACTTTGATCTCTCACAGTGTCTGTTCGTGTTCTCGTTCAACGACGAGTCTAAGATTCACCCAATTCTGCGGGACCGACTGCAGGTTATCAACTGTGCAGGGTATTCTCCGGATGACAAGACCACGATAATGAATCAGTATATCTGGCCCGGGTTGCTGACTCAGTTGAACTTTAAGACCGAGGAGTTGGTACTGACCAAGGAGGCTCTGGGATACCTTATTGAGGAGTATTCCAAGGAGGAAGAAGGTGTTCGCAACCTGATTCGTGCTGCAGAAATGCTCACTGCGCGAATCAATCTGCTTCGTATTGCCGATCCTGATACTCGGAAGTCTTATAAGTTTGGGTGTGAGATCGTGTACCCCTGCAATGTTACCAAAGATCTTGCGATGTTCATTCTGCAAGATGAGGCTCCGAAGAAGGACGAGGCGTGGCGCTCACTCTACAATTGAACGAAGTTCGGTATCAATGTAATCCTGCTGAAACTTAGGAGTAAAAATGAGCTTTGAAAGCTCAAATGCATTTTTTGCTATCTGTTCGGCTTCTGAATCGTGGTTTACGAGCCATTCTATAGTCTCACAAAGGTTTGATAGGTCATACTTTATAAGTATACAGTTAACCATATTCTTCAACTGAGACTTGAACCAGAAGTTGTTTCCGGGATGCGTTATGATTATAGGAACTGCCCCCGAACCAAATACCCATTGATGGCTTGATGCAATGCATGTTCCATCTATACTCATAATAAACCTATAGCATAATTGCTGTTCACATGTCATGTAATTGGTTAAATCATATTTTGCAAATTTTACGTCCACGTTTGAATTGCCCTCTAAGATTCTGATAACAGATTTACGAATTGGGGAAGCTTCCTTCCCACGCCATACTGCCTTTGGAATTCGTTCATTCCATGGTGGTAAATGCCACGATTGTAGTCCTTTCAAAAATATATCATCATCAAATGGCAATACGATAACATCTCTGCGAAAAACATTACGTGTTGCAAGTGCAGCGATTACACCTTTACTATCGGGGGTTGGAGTAAATTTGATAGTATCCGGAGTCCTAATGTGACGTTTGCACTCTTCAGGAAAGCTTATATCATCAACAATGCCATCGGAATCTTCTATAAATATCGAGAGACGCCTGTTTAATAAACGCTCAGCCTTTTGCAGATACTGTATTATACTTCCATCATACTTACATGTGCTGTAAAACCCAGTCCAGAATGCACCTGTAGTATGCCTAGTAACCGGGATAATACTATCTCGGAGCCGGGCAAACCCAGAATTTGCAAGAATACGATTGCGCTGAGATTCGGGGACTCTTGGATTGTTTATAAGTTTTTGAGATGCTTTGTATGCCTCATCATGGTGTCCGGTATAAAACGCTATTATAGAAAACTCATCCAATACCTTCCATGAGTATATATCTGTTTCCAGAAAGAGCTTTTGATCGGTGGGTAACGGAATGCCAGTTGCATACTTTGCCATAGCGTAGAGTTCTTGAGACCAATTATTATTACAGCGACAATGTTCCATATACGATACTAAGCACTCTATACGCTTTGGATTCGTTTGATGAGCTTTCCAGGCCCACTCTTTACTTTTAGATAATCTTGCAACATTCATCCCCGCTATATACGTTTCTTCATACCATCCGCCAAACTCAAATCTCTTTGTGTACCATTCAATTGCCTTTGGGATATTTCCATTATCTCTGTAAGACTGTGCCAAATAGAACATGTATCGTTCATTCTTAGGTTCATCTTTGACACCCTTTTCAAGAACCTCAATATCACGTAGAAGCTTATCTCCAGTTTTGTTTCTACCACCTATCCTACGACTTTCCATCCAAAATTCGGGGGGCAAATGAACAACATCACACATCTTACCATTTGTAGGGTACTCGTGCAATACACCTTTATAATGCCATCCATCGTTTGCCTTGAATATCTGTGATCTTGAATATAGTAGGTCTCCCTGGTGCATATCTATAATAAAGTTTGTGGGGTTCTTCTTCATTTTCTCCAGAAGAATCTCTTTACCATTTGTTGGAAATGTCATGAGATCATCTGCGTCTATCACTAGGATATAATCCATCTTTCCATCACACAGCTTCAAAGCTTGAGACCGGTTTGTACCAAAGTCTATCCAAGGACGCTCATGAACTTCACCTGAAATGCCATGTGATTCGTAAAATTCTTTAATTTTAGAAATTGTATTATCAGTTGAACCGGTATCAACAATACAATATGTATCTATTAGCGGAAGAGTGCATTCCATAGATTCATGGATGATATGTGCCTCATTTTTCACAATCATACACAGTCCGATCCGATGATTTAAAACATGTCTATCCCATCCAATATGCCGTATAAATCCCTCCCAATTTGACGTAAGTGCCAGGCGAAATCCCTTTGACTTAACAAAGTTGTTTATTTTTACCTCTGCAGAGTGTGCGATCGCCGAGTCAAACTTAGCAAATGATGAGAATCCATTTGGGAACCATTCCCGAATATCCGAGGTACGGCGAAGACCGGGATTAAAACTATAAAATCCCCAACCATCTACGCAATTCAAAAATGGAGGAGTATTTGAAGGAATATACGCACCATCGCCATACTTCCTAAGCATAACTGCGCTGACACTTTTAGTTGCTTCTAGAATCTTAATAGACTCTTCAATAAAACCACCAGCATATGTCTCCCAATCTTCCTCCCAATGAAGAATATATGGTGTCTTAACGAGTGAATATGCTTCGTCAATAGACTTTATTTGTCCACGCTTTCCATGAATCCATGTAAAGTTCGGGTACTTCTCAATCAGTATCGTATTTACTGAAGGATCACCGCCATCTTCACTTATAATCCACGACTCAATTGGATATGTATTATATTTCATGAACGTTTCCAATGTTCGCTCTAGTAGATCGGGCCTGTTACAGGAAGTCAATACGACACTGACGGCCATTACAGTATACTAAATATGAACAAGTATCGCGTAAATACGCAGAGTGTCTTTCCAGTATGAACTATAAATGTCTAGCGCAGAGTTTGTCAAGATGAATCTGAAAGAGCACCTGTCGCAGACATTGGTTCCTGCAGTTGCTGATGGGTTGTGGAGTCTTTACGATAATGCTAAGGATCTCTGTGAGCGCAATGAGCAGGTTGACCAAACTCTTCGTACGTTCCAGAATTTGCTAACCCAGGTTCCTGCCTGGACCGACGAGACGCTTGGCGAGGAAGTGGATCGGATAGTTCTGTCTTCAAAGTGCGAGTATCTTGACGATCTGCTTATGGGTGTTTTCCTTGCATATATTCGTGCCTTTGCAAGCCTACAGTACCGCGGCGAGTCTTCCCAGATTAATCTTGATTTTGAGCGTCCGGCAGTTTCCAAGTTCATTCACGAGTTCTACAAGCATGGTGCCCGTGCAGCATGGAAGTCTGCATATCTCTTTAAGACCCATGGTGTGTCTAATGAGGTCCAGGCTCGCAACCGTCGTGATATTGAGACTCTGTTGGACAAGTGTATGTCTGATGTTATCAATGCGTTTATCCCCTGGAAGGAGATCTCCCGGGCATACTTTCAGTCTGCTCCCGCCGAGAAGGAGCGTCCCGCAACTCCCATGCCTGACCGAGAGGTTAGCTTCGGTGAGATGACTGACGATGAGGATGACGATGACAGCCACCACGGCGACCGCCCCACGCTAACACTCGGCGAGGACTTGAAGGTTGATCTTGGGGTCACTGAGGATGAGGAGACTCAGGAGGTCAACCTCGATACGCTTGCTGGGTCTGATACACTTTTGCTCAAGCTCTAATTCGTTTAAGATAGCTGTTTTTCATTCATTCCGCGGAACAAAGGATGCAGACGATGCTTATGATCGTTGGGATTGTTGTTGTGGCTTCTGTGGCGCTCTACGTTATTGACCGAAAGACTCGCGGTGAGCCCATTGATATGGGCATTCTTGCAAAGATTTCATCGTTCTCTGGGATTGTTGCTGGGGGTATCATTTTTGCGTTGCAATCTGATTCGGTATCTGAGGCTGTTGCGGTTGCTACCGAGACAGCTCAAGATATGTTTGTCGGCAAGCCTAGCTTTTAGTTGAAAGTATCCATTTAATAGTAAAATTCCACATTATAATAATGCCGGTAGGAAGACCTATAAAATATCTAGTAAAACCGTGTAATACGTGCCTTCAAGTGAAAGATCGAACGTTATTTGCAAATCAATACACGTGTAATGAATGCTATGTTCCAAGAACCTCGATTAAAACCGAGATGGAGTGTACTCAATGTAATAGTATTAAACCATTATCATCTTTCTATGGCAAAAGACGTATCTGCAATACGTGTTATCAACCAAAGGCTGCAGCATTTGCTAGAAAACATAAGTATGGTTTAGATGATATAACTTTTCAATTCTATTGGGAGCAACAAGGCGCTAAGTGTAAGAACCGAGGTTGCAATAATGTTTTTGAGAATACTGGAGATGCGTGCGTTGATCATAACCATCAAACAGGTGCTGTTAGAGGGTTGCTATGTAGTGGATGCAATACTGGTCTTGGACTCTTACGAGAGAATCCGGATGTAATTCTTGGTCTTATAGAGTACTTGAAAGAGCCAGGAGTTATTCATAATACAAGAAAACGTAGATTAACTGATGAAGAAAAGGAGTATATTTTCACAAATCCAGACAATAAGACGCGATCTCAACTTGCTGAACAATTTCAGAAGTCAAAGTCTGTAATAACCAATATAAGATTTGAAGTCAACTTACGTAACAAACTTAAGGCTCAATGCACACAGCAGTCTCACCAAGCGGAAGCTTATCAACTTTAAATGTTGAAACCAGACTCTCTTTCCGAGGTACTGCAGTATCCTTGCAGAACCTCGCGATTGCCTTATACTGGTCAAACCCATGATACCTATCGTGCTTGGGATTTTCCTTTCCGAATAAAATTGAAGTTCCGTCGGGCAGAGTCATCCAGCGAGTCAGAACCGCCTTCAAAGGATCCTCAGAATCCCCAGGACCCTCGGGGAACATATCCCAGAACAAAGAGGTAGCGAGGCGAACCAAATCAAACGAGGGGTTTGCCTTGTACTCCGGCTGCTTCTGTGTATAGAATGGCTCCATATTGTACTGCCCACCGGCCTCCTCGTCCTCCTGAAATTGATCACTCATGAACGTGCGGGGCTCACGCATTCCTGTGAGACGAACCTGGAAGATAGCCCGATCAAAGTCAATGATCTTAATCAGCTTACCATGCGTTGGAACACGATAGAGAACTCCTTCAAGACTGTAGGAGACAAACTCACGATCCGTAGGAACATACATCACGTTGTTGCCGTGCAAATCGTTGTGTGTCAATCCAAAGGTACGCTGTGCGAATGCAAGAGCAAACACAACTTGGGAAATGTATGCTACATGATGAGATGCATCTTCATCTAGCTTCAAAAGATCATAGAGAGTTCCAGTGCACTTCTCGAGAACAGTTGTGACCACTGGAATGTTGGGAATATCAGCCCACGCAAATGACTCCTCTTCACCATTCTCATCCTCACAGAAGCTACCATCACTAGAGCAATCGCAAGACTCAATCGCAAACACATCGTCTGTAGATGCGGTGCTCAGATCATCATCAGACTCAATATCTGCGCACGTGTTGCTCTCTTCCACCAGTGATGTCTGAACGGCATCTGCGTGTTCGGCATCAATATCTAGGATGTCATCCAGAATACCATCATCGCTCAACACAAGCTTGGGGCGAGTTCCACGAGTGTGTTGGAATTGAACTCCTACAGAAGGACGCATACGAAGGTTGAAGGCCTTTCCGATGTTCTGGACAAACCATGGGCGTTCAGAAAGCTCCTCGTAATCATCAGATACATCAAATGAGAACGTCTTTGCCATTCCACAGTAGACTCCGTATACCTTTGGAAAGTTGGGGCACTCGCTCTCAGAGAGCACAATACTTGCAAGAGCACCCACATATGCTGCTGTATGAGGACTCTGAAGCTTTTCTGAAATCTCGGCTGCAATCTCGCTTGATGTTGGAAGACCGAGAGATCCATAATCTCCGCGCATCCAACGGAATGGACTGAGAATACTAGTTGTCTTACGATGGATTTCAACAGTCTTTCCAGAAACAGTCTGAACAGAGTCCTCACTTACGCTACTTATCGGATCTCCTAGTTTAATACCGTAGGTTGCAGTATTCTGAAGGACATCTGTCTTGAAGAGGCTCTCCAAAGAGGGCAAAAAGGTCTGTGTTTGGTAGAGTCCCCACTTTGCCTCGTCGGCAGAACTTAGTTGAGCACACTTTGCAACCTTGAGGCTAACAGGTCTGGTACGCAAGTCCTTGACCATGGATTATGTAGGAGTCATGACAAAGGAATGGCGAACTTTACGCTACAGAAATTTGACATGAATATGCTGGTTGAGCGAACCGAGATTGATTCACGCAAGTCTCCTATGATTGTCGTCATTGGCAAGAAGGATACTGGGAAATCATTCTTGGTTCGTGATATCCTGTTCCACACTCAGCGATGCTTTCCGGTTGGAACAGTTATCTCAGGAACAGAGGTCGCAAACGAGTTCTTTCAGCATATGGTGCCATCTCGGTTCATTCATGACAAGTATACTCCCGAGATTGTCATGGCTACCATTAAGCGTCAGTTGCAGGTCAAACAGGCTCGTAATGCTGATAAGACTGCTCACGGCGGGCATTCAACTCGCGACCCCCGCGCATTTCTAATTCTTGACGATTGCTTGTACGATGCATCGTGGATTCAGCAGGAGTCTACTCGGTATGTGTTTATGAACGGCCGTCATATTGATTTGATGACTATCATTACTATGCAGTACCCTCTAGGTATCACGCCTAATCTGCGCACCAACGTTGACTTTGTCTTTATTCTGCGTGAGAACATTCTGAACAACCGTAAGCGTATCTACGATAACTATTCGGGTATGTTTCCTACCTTTGATCTGTTCTGTCAGTTCATGGACCAGTGCACAGAAAACTACGAGTGCATGGTAATCTGCAACGGGGTTCAGTCAAACCGCCTTGAAGATCAGGTATTTTGGTATAAAGCGGCAGACCACCCGCCTTTTCAGATGTGCGACTCATCGCTTTGGACAAACAATAAGCCATTTATTTCGGCAATGTTGGCTATTGATGATGTTATGTCTGCTGCAAATCAGAAGAGAAAGGGACCATCTGTTTGGGTTCAAAAGGAGGATAAGAAGCGGTGATTACTCCCGGAGTGCACCCTCCGAAGGATGAACTGGCTGAGATGCATCCTCAAGAGCCTTCTGCTCTGCATTCATCTTCTTACGACGCTCATTCTCCTCCTTCTGAGTCTTGATAGACTCCTCACGCTGCTCGGCAAAGAACATCTCCTTGTTGACTTCGCCCTCCTTGTAGCGACGCATCATCTCGTTCAGCTCCTTCTCCGCATACTCCACCTCGGGCATCACATGCTCCGATGGGTCCCAAGGGAGCCAGCACCCCATCTTACCGAGGTAGATATTGTCCTTGGGATACTTGCGCTGGAGAACCTTGCAGAAGGTCTGTGCCTCCTCAATATTCGCAAATGCACGGCGCACCTTTACACCGCGTACGTTGCTACGGAAGTCCACTGCGGCATTAAACTCATCTTGAAGGTCCTTCTCGTTCTTCAAAAGGAACACCTGGTACTGCTCAGGAACATCAGTCTTCTTAACGTCGGCATTGTGAACCTTTGCAAACTCCTGAGCATCCTTCATAAGCTCATCAACCTTCAGCGAATACTTCTTGGAAATGAAGTCCATGAACTTCTCCAGTCCCTTGATCTTCCACTCATAATCCATCCACTCAACAAACTTCTCAAACATAAAATGGTCCTTCAACTTGATCACCTTCTCGGGAGACAGGAAAGAAAGAATCACGTAGCGCTGCGTCGGGACCTCAGGGTCCTCGTCAAGGTAATCAACCTCAACACCGGTCTCATCAAGCTTAGGGAGCAATTGCTTCTCACGTGGCATTCTATAGTAGTATAGAACCTCTTTGCTGAAAGTCTTTTGTACGCGAAATAACAAAATGGGTGCATCTCCGTTGGTTCTTGCTGGTCTGTTCTTTCTTCTCTCCCCCGGGGTGCTTGTGACGATTCCGCCATTCCTGCCCCCCGCTTTCTTCTCCGGGCGCACATCTCTTCTCGCTGCGGCAATCCATGCCGGCGTGTTTTATGCAGTTGTTGTCTATGCTCTTGGTGGTTGCAGCACAGGACTCCTTGGTTAAAATTTCTCCCAAGGCAAGTATAAACCATGGACTCTAAGCCGAAGCCCACCCCTGCCCCGATGTTCAATGTCGCCGACCTTGTGACTCGTGCCGTCAAGTACGGTCTTGAGGGTCTCGCCGTTGCCGTTGCCGCGTTCGTCCTCCCTGGGAAGACCCTGAAGATGGGTGAGGTCGGCATGATCGCCCTGGTTGCTCTCGCCACGTTCGCTATCCTTGATATCTATGCCCCCTCTGTGGGCGCGTCGGCCCGCACGGGTGCTGGCTTTGGTATCGGCGCGAACCTGGTCGGCTTCCCTGCGTAAACTTACGTGGAAAACTACAAATGAAGAGAATGAAAGCCAAGATTCCGAAGGCTCTGCGGGAGCAGGTCTGGCTCGCCCGTGTTGGCGCCAAGTTTAGTACGTTGTGTCCAACGTCTTGGTGCCGAAACAAAATAACTGTATTTGATTTCCAGGTTGGTCATGATATTCCAGAGAGCAAAGGAGGTGCAACGACTATAGACAATCTATTACCATTGTGCTCACGTTGCAATGCCTCTATGAGCAATACATACACATTCAAAGAATGGACAAAGCGGTATAGTTCTAAGAGATGGTTCTGTTGGAAGCCCAAGGTAACACCAAGTTAACATTTACATATTGGTAACCATTGTTCACAATGGTTACACCACTATGCGAGATTATGGAGAGGCATGGAAGCGATAAAGGTTGTGTTATTAACCAATGGTGTCACACATATACTCCGATTTACCATAAATTATTCGGAACAATGCGAAATAAACGTATACGGGTATTTGAATTAGGAATTGGATCAATTGACCCAAATGTTAAATCAAATATGGGTGCAAATGGAAAACCGGGTGCTTCATTGAAGGGATGGGAGGAATACTTTCCAAATGGATTAATTTTTGGAGGGGATATTGATGAAAAGACACTATTTGAAACGAATAGAATTAAGACATTTTGTATAGATCAACTATCTCCTTCAAGTATCAGAAAAGTCTTTGATAATCAGGAACCATTTGATATCATCATCGAAGATGGATTACACACTCTTGAATCAAATGTATGTTTTTTTGAAAATACTATTGATAAACTGTCTTCCGATGGAATATATGTAATTGAAGATATTATAACATCACTTCTACCAGAGTGGGTTAATCAATTGAAACATTGGAGGATAAAATACCCATCTTTGGTATTTTCTATGCAACAACTCCCCAAGCTTGATAGTACTGATAACAATTTACTAGTAATTTCAAGAAAGCAGGTACTTCCTCCAACTATTGTTCTTATTGGTCACGGATGGCTTCCAATTCCCCCACATGGATGGGGAGCAGTTGAGTCACTTATTTGGGAAGAATATAATGAACTAAAAAAGACGTATAATGTTCACATCATAAATACAACGAATATTCCGGAAATTATAAAATCAGTTTCGTTATTATTCCCAGATATAGTGCATCTACATCGTGAACAATATTTTCATATTTTGGATCATATAGATGCGCGTATAAAATATGTAACAACGCATGGTCCAGACCTTGCAATGACTAAAGAAATCAAATTTATCCAGAGTAACTTTATAGCTATCTGTCTATCTGATGTAACTAAAGCTGCATATCTCAATGCCGGAAGATCTCCTGAAACGACTATTGTTGTACCAAATTCAATCACACCAGATCTATATAGATTTTCAGATATCTGTGAACTTCCTACCCGATCTATATATTTAGGTAAGATAGAGCCTCGGAAACGTCAATATGAATATCGGGCTATTCACTCAATTGATTTTATTGGTCCCGGTAACTTTGAACATCCAAACTATCTAGGAGAGTGGTCAAAACAACAGGTATACTCCGATCTGACAAAGTATGCAAATCTTGTTCTTCTCAGTGCAGCAGAGTGTCATAGCTGTGCAGTTATTGAGTCACTTATGTGTGGTCTTGGGGTAGTTGTAAGTCAAGCAGCAGCTGCCCATCTCGACACAAAGCCGTGGATTACTATTATTCCAAATGAGAAACTTAATGATATAGCTTATGTAGAACAGGCTCTTTCAGAGAATCGTGCAATTGCAATTTTGTGTCGCAAAGAGATCCGCGAGTATGCTATTTCCAAGTTTTCTCTTCAAACACGGGTGAAAGAACTTTACGACAAAGCGCTTTAGTCATGTATGCAGGCAGTACGATTTAAGAATACATGGTATGGAATACGTCCGCGTCCATATGAGCCCGAGCGTCAGACAGCAGATATCGCGTGGATGAAGCTCCGTCAGGTCCCCAATGTATACAAAGCATGGTATGAGAATGAGCGCCGTATCTCGCGGCTACTAAATGTAGCACCAGAGTAATGTGGTGGGTTGCGATTCTAGCAGCGGTTGTCTTTGTGGGAGTTTTTATAGGCTGGTATCGCTATATGCGCGGGTTCTACCCCGGTAGTACTATAGTAGAATATTCTCCAGATATTGATCCGGCTAATCCCGGATCTGATCCAGAGTCTGCTAGACTTATGTTCTTCTATACAACGTGGTGTCCTCATTCTCGCAAGGCTCTTCCCGAGTGGCAGTCTTTGAAGGGCATGGGGCGCACATATGGTGGAAAGACTGTCCATTTCCAAACATTAGATGGAGACAGCAGTAAAACTCAGACTGCTCGTTATGGAATTGAAGCCTACCCTTCACTTGTGTTGGTGACATCAACATCAGTAGTCCACTATGATGAGCCGTTTAAGGCTGCGCGAATCCAATCATGGCTTGTGCGAACTTTGGGTCCACAAAGCTAGCTGTTCTTCCCCAGAGTCTATTAGTTCTTGCTGTTGATCTGTTGTCAGGGCATCCATGGAATTAACTTTCTCATTGTAGAGAATGACCGTATTTGAAGTACGGGTTTGTTTCAACCGAAGCTGTGAACAGCCCTGATAGAGCATCTCGGTGTACTTGAATGGAGACAAGGATGCTACCATTGTAGGCGATATACCACGATTCCGCCTTCCAAGATTTATGATGAGAGCGGTATCGCGGATAGATATCGGAAGAGCGTCGTACATGGCAGATATGTACAGACATCCATCCACATACGCACTATCATAGATTGTATGTGGGTGAAAGATACCTGGAAGGGCGCATGATGCGCGCAAGGCATCAAGAATGGGAACATTTCCCTCAAATAGTGTGGGAGTACATCTCGTAATATTTGAGGCAACGATTCGCAGGGGTTGAGGTGCGTCTGCTATAACTGCATGGGATAGGTCTATGCCAACCTCCAAGAATGCTTGACAAATTGCCGTTCCCAAAGGTTCTGTAGGGTACACTCCTTTTGCCGATGAAGCGTTGATAAGATTGTCCAATCGGACTTCTGGCACAATTTGGTCTACCGATACACTCTGAAAGAGACTCTGAATTCTATCAATAGGAATACGATATGCGACAGCAGTTGCAAGAATGGCTCCTATAGAAAGGCCATAGATTCCATCTGGGAATTCAAGAGGTTGCTGTTTTGAAAGTTCTTTGAGTGCACCTACAATCATGAACCCCCGGTATCCACCTCCCCCGAGTGCAAGTGCCGTGAACATTTTGTATAGTGGAAAGCAGAGATGTTGTGTGCGCGCGACGTATGGGATGAGCAAGAGATGCGACGGGAAAAGAGAATGTCTGCAATGCGACCTGTTCTTGCACAAATTCAGCAGAAGGTGCGTCAACAGGCCATCCATGATTCAAATGCACCCTATATCGTGTTTGAGATTCCAACATATATCTGGGGGTATCCCATCTTTCAACAGTCGGAGGCACGAGAGTATCTGATGAACCAATTGACAGAGTCTGGGTTCCAGGTTTGGGTTGTTAACGAAATATACCTGCTCATTACATGGATGAGGATTGTCAAGCCTGGGGGTGCCCAGAGGCCAGTTCTGACAACCAACTATCGTCCACAGGTTTACGATCCAACTGCGTTCATGCAAAATGGAATGCAGTAGTGTATATGAATACCAGCACATGCAGTGTGAACATCCCGATATCGTCATGTGCGATGGCGAAAAGACTTGCACTCGTTGTGGAACCATGATGGGGTGTGTTATCGACGAGGGTGCCGAGTGGAGAATGAATGGAGAAGACGAGCCTATCCGAACGGGTTGCTTTACGTCTGATCTTCTTCCAGAGTCGTCCTATGGGTCTATGATGGCCCGCCGTCGGGGAGTTCAGTCCCCCGAGATGAAGGTGCTTTCAAAGATGTCCGCTTGGTGTATGGCGTCTCACGGAGAACGTTCGTGGATTGGTATCTTTGAGACTATCAATCGCACCGGAGGACACGCTAGTCTTCCACGGGCCATTCTCATGGAAGCCTGTGGGTTATTCAAGAAGATTCCAGATGCCCAAAAGACTCGTGGAGAGTCTAGGAGGGCACTCATGGCAGCTGCTGTATTTACTGCCTGTTCCAAACAGGGAGCCACTAGGAGCCATGAGGAAATCTCAAAACTGTTTGGTGTTTCGGTTCGCGCTCTTTGCAAGAGTATCCCTGGGTATGAGAGTGGTATATCAAGTGTTCTCCAAACCCAGATTGGAATTGCAGAACGCCTGTGTGTGGAGTTGGGTGCTGGAGATTCAGAGAGGGATTCCATTCTGAAGATGTTGGGGAGTCTTGGTGAATTAGAGCATACTCCGAAAACTGTGGTTGCCGGTGTTGCTGCCAAAGTTCTTGGTGGGGATAAGAGTGCCATCACACGCGTTTCGGCTGCATCGGGGGTTTCTGCGCTATCAATTCGGAAGATGGTTGAGAAGGTTTAATTCTAAATGAGACATATTTGATAAATGGTGACAGTAAATACTACTCCTAACTGATACGAACTACATTCTAAAGTATTAGAATTACTCGCTCTTATTAGACAGACCGGGTTTGTATATGAATTAGACAAATAGTAGGCATTACCTCCAATTAATGTAGTTGTAGTTTTTAAAATTATAGCCGATATTCCCGGGTAGTAGGAAGTATTTGTTACTCCTACAAAATAAAGCCCAGGTGTATTTATAGTTATGTTTTTAAATGCGGTCCCTGAACCCGGGGTGGCACTTGAAATTGACCCGAAAGAAATAGTTATTTGCCCATTATTAAGAGTCACTCCTCCAATATCATTTGATGAATTTGATAGGTTACTAAAGTTTCCAGTAGCGGAGGTTATGGTTGATGTTTTGACACCTGCACTTGTATATGTTGTAATATCGTAGGAACCTATCCCCCCTGGATCTCCAGCAATAATTCGGTTGTTTGAATTAGTTTTATCTAGGATGCTCATACCCGATGCAGTAAAAATGGCAAGACCTTCTACTTTAACTCCCTTGTTAGACAATAGTACGCCTCCGTATTCTCCATTTCCACTGATAAATGTTGTCATAGTTGGAAGCCTAGCTGCATCAATTATACCTGTTGTAATGTTTGATGCGGCAATATTTGTAATGTTGCTCCCATTTCCTCTAAAATTTGTTCCGTATACATAGTTCCCAGAGATAGTACCTGCACAGATATCTGTACTTGCTATAGTGACTCCATTAATTGTACTACCGTACAGTTGAAACCCTCCAATATTGTTAGAAGATGAGGGATCATTGCTAATAACTGCAGTTGTGGTTCCTCCTAATGTTAGGTTGCTCGCGAGATTTGAGCTAACTATTGTGTTTGCTGCAATCTGAGTTGCTGTTATAGTTCCGTTTGACAGTTTTCCACCAGGAATTGTTGTATTATTAATTGAATTGCCATCAATAGAACTTCCAGCCCCACCTTGAATATTTCCTATGATACTTCCGTTCTGAAGTGTAACTCCGCCAATAACATTGCACGCAGAATACCCTCCACTGATACTTCCCGTTGCAACAACGTTACAGTTACTCAGTAGAACACCTCCGATTGTATTGCTAGTTGTTGCATTGTTAAAAAAACGTCCAGATCCACTTGTTATTTCAAAATTATTCGCATTGATTCCATTACCAA